CTATTTTAAATATGAAGAGAATACTAATTTCTCTTTATCTTTATCATCAACTGTTACATATCCATAGACATTAGGCGGATGCCCTGACCAACTGATGTAGATTTTATAGTAATATCTCGTGCAATCAACATATTTACGTGTCACAATACAGACATATCCTTTATTCATGAAGTCTTCTAATACTGCAATACAAGAATCAAGTGACTTGTCAGTATCGCAAGACATTGATTGTGTCTTACGGTATATTTCTGTTTTGCCATTCGTCTGTGCGGTTTCCCATATGTCATCTACTAATTCATCATATAAGTCATCAAATATTTCGCTTAATTGTGCATCGGACTGTTGCTGTGAATACTCTTTCATATCCACAGCATTGATCAGCCCTTTTGTTTGTGCTAAATGATTCATTTATTTACCTGTACTTCCAATTCCGCCAGTTCTTTTAGTTGTTACAGCTTCTTTATCGGCTACACCATAAGGTAGGAAAACTCCTTGTGCAAACGCATCACCTTTCTTGAGTTTCAGTGGTTCATTACCATGATTCTCAACCTTGATAAAGATATGCCCTTCATTGTCTGCGTGATAGTAGTCACCGTCAATTACCCCTGTACCGTTACCAATTCTAGCCTGTGCTTTGATGCCCAAACTACTGCGAATGAATACTAATAACACCCATCCTTTTTCAATCTTACATCTGATTCCTGTAGGAATAACTCGTGCATCTCCTGGACGAATTGTAATATCTGCTGGACTAATAAAGTCATGTCCTGCGGAGTCAACTGTTTTACGATAAGGTAATTTTAAATTTCCATAAATTGATTCTTCTGGATATCTCACTATCTGTTTCTCCCAGTCCTGTACGAACTGGTCAAACGATACTTTCTCAAACTCTGCAACTTTCATTAATCCGCTTTCTGTTAATAATCCCATATATGTATTTCCTTTCCATTTTCTTTGTGCAATTTTCACAAAATTTAATATTTCGTCATCATGGTATGTAAACTATCGTTTACAAAGCATCAGAGGTAATCCAACTTCGTTATAGTAAGAATCTTCAAAAGTCATTTCTGGCTCATCTTTGTACTGTTCTTTTAATTTTTCAACTAATAAATCTTTTTGTTTTTTTACTTCATCTTCAGTACCATGCACAATCAAAGTTACATTTCCGTCATACACACCGTTATTAAATGTTTCAACTTCGATCATGTATAACTGACGATCTGTGTTAAGACTTGACTTTTTAGCCGCCAGATACAGATAATCTTTTGGCAATTTATATTTTTTGAGCAGCTTGTCAACATCTTTAATGAAATCAAGTTTGTGTTTTTCTTCTTTAATCTGCTTCTGTAAGCTTGCGTTTCCTACGTTTCTTTTATCGTTTTCAGTCATCATTACATTATTTGTACTCATAGTAAATTCTCCTTGCGTAGTTCATTTTCTGTGTATCGGCAATATTCATCCCATAAACCTTTGGCGTGAATATAATTTTTGCCTTTCAATCCCATCTTCTTCTGTTCTGCTTTCAAGTCTTGGAATGTAAACTTGCGTGAGCATATCTTTTCTTTTAAGAATCTAGTTGCAATCCGCCCTACCTTATACATCTCCTCACGCTTCAAATTTGCAGTTAATTTCTTGTAGGTACTCAATTCATCATCTGGAATTTTATAAGGTGTTTTTGGCAAGTTTTTTGGTGAAAAAGGTGAGATATATTTGTAAGTTCCATCGTCACGGATTCTACTCTTCTGTGCCTTCAGCAACTCGGCAACAGTATCCAGATGTTTCACATCAAATCTAAACAGCACTTCTTTATCAGTTTCTTCTATATAATAGGGAATATCTTTGTCTATCTCTCGAATTGCCTTTATAACATTACGCCCTCTTATTAATGAGGGGATGTAAGCTACAAGGGTATATTCACCTCTATGCTTACCTTTTCCGTAGTAATATATCTGATTACCAAATGAGCATTTTATGTACAAATCATCAAAGCTAGGATCTATTAATCCTGCATCAGTTCTAGGAAAATCATTAGTATCCATGTTATATGCTGCTACAACACGATACTTTCCAAAATATTCTTTACGCTGTAAGAAATTAGCCGTAGTAATTCACTCCTTATTTAGTTGATTTTGATTTAGTTGTCTTAGGTGTAATACCTGTTGGCGGTGCATCATTTGTATTTTTGTATACATCACGCACCATCTTCTGAATTGTTCGCAGACTCAAGCCATATGAAAGCTGTAACTCAATAACCGCTTTGGAAAGTTCTTCCATTATTCCTCATCCTCCTCGCCTGTAATAATGTCATCATTATCTTCATCAGACTTATCGTCCAATTCATCGATCTCATCATCAATTTCTTCTCGTTCCTGTTCGAGAAATTCAATCTTTGCCTCATTGTCATCAATCAATTCCTGGAGTCTAACAATATCAAGTTTGCGAATAAGGAATCCGCCTGCTACCATAGCACCAAGAAATGCGCCAATGACAACAGTTCCAAAATTGCAAAGCATAAACTGCCATAAGTGTAATTTAATCATCTGTATCCTCCTCGTCATCTGGATAATTTTGTAGTTCAAACTCTTCCTCTAACTCAAACTGCTCAGAATCGTAATAACAAGGGTCGTTCAACTGAGCGTCTGTGTTAGGTTGGTTATAGATCAAATTCATTATCAAAGCCTCTCTTAGCTCTTAAAGCTTCAGATAAACCTTTCTCTCTCTTTGAAGCAACTAAATCAGCGATATGCAGAGACCATAAATTCTCACATTTTTTATGTCCCATGATTTTAATCCATTTATTGTCGCATTCGGAGATTGGCTTCCACTGGAACGGCAGCATATGGTAGTTAATATAGAAAGCAATGTCTCCTATATTGTGATTTACAAATAAAGAATGCTGATTTGCAACCTCATAAACTAACATCATATATGCACCAATATTTTCATGTCCGTAATAGTGTGCCACACCATTCTCATCGAATGTCTGAGTGTATAATTTACCCATATCGTGATATTTAGTAGCCACTAACACTGAATAATCGTTATGAATCTTTTTTGAAAAATCATAGGCATCTGTCATATGTTTGCCAAGAGATTCCATATGATACGGATTCTTCTGATCAAAGTCGTTATATATTTCTGGAATCCATGTATTTTCAAGTCTATAGTTATACTTGTCTTTATTGTGAATATGATCAACAAATTTAATTTCATCCCATCCTTCTTCAAGGAATGGAATCTGGAATTTTCTTGCTTGTTTGTCAATTACATGTCCTGGAACTGGATGTTCTCTGTCAATGTTATCTTTTTTACATTCACCAATTGGTTTTACGATGACCACACAAACCTTCTCACAATCAATACCTTTAATTACGTTGAGAATAGATCGTCTTGACTTCATAGTAATATTCGTTGCTTCAGCTACAACGTCAATACCATTTTTAAGATATTTAACGATTAGACTATGAAATGTCTGAAATACTTCTTTATTTTTGGACTGATCTTCTACTCTTCCACATATATTTTCTCTAATACCATCTGTTGATATGGTGATAACTTCATTGCCACTGTCTTGTAAAACAGTGTTTATGTATTGTGACTTACCAGATGCTGATAAGCCACACAATAATGTAAGTCTTGGTTTTCTTTCGTTCATAATTCTCCTTTATTCTTCCTGATCTTGGTGTTTTAACAGATATTCTCTGCTAACATTTTTAAAACTCTGCCGTCCTGACATATCTCTGTATACAAATCCTTCTCTTTTAACTTTTGGATTGATAATACTGAATCCATCAGCTTGAAGCTTAATCTCTTCCATTGTATCTGGCGTTTTGTAGTGTTCATTGATAATTGGCACATGCTCTAAGTTGTTATCGTCACAGAATTTTGCCATTTCCTGTGTACCTTTACGAATTCCTTCAACTACCAAATTGAATACGAATAAACGATTCTCTTTAAATTTGTAAGGATTTCCTTGTACATTACCTGTACCTTCGCCCTGTAAAACGACACGATCATATTTATTTGCAATGGCATAATCAGTTAAAACTTTTTCAATATCATATTTATCAGCAAGTTCCCAGTAAATATTAGAATCATGGTGACATTTCTGATCTCTGTCAGCTTGTCTAACATTTCTACTGCATACAATAAAGTCAAATTTGTTCTTGCCTTTCTTACGATCAACAGCATATGTACATGACGTTCCGTCAATCTTTTCTGTCTGAATCCATTCATTTGTTGATTCAAGCCATAGTGGGCAATTTTCAATTCTATCTTCATCGGTTTTTACAATCCATGATGGAAAATCTTTAGGATTGTCTCGTTTTTTACCGAAAATCATGAATAAGATTTTTCTACCGATGCTATATCTCATCATTTTTCTAATAATTGGTTTTGAGAAAACTTTTTTATGTCTGGCTACCATAGACTGATACTTAGCATTTGTATCTACTTTATTGGCTTTTCTTTTTGCAACCTTTTCAGAAGCATATGTAATTCTCAATTCTTTTGTGACGTCATCACCGATTTGTTTATCGGATAATTCGGGGAATAATGCAATTGGCATCGCCAACCCTTGACTAAAACATTTAAATTTGCCGAGTTTCATCGTTTTAATCTTGTAATGCTTTGCTTCCAAGAAAGCAAATCTCTCATCATCTTCTGGGCATTTACTGTCAATTTCAATAAATACCGCTTTATCTCCTACTTTAAATTCCCCAATTTGGGCAATCAGCACCCAACCAAGAACTCCAATCAATTCAATTTTATCTGCGCCCTCGATTGGCTTAATCCATGCAATTTCTTCAATATGTGCTAATGCTCTTTCTTTTGTCAAGTTCCTTCTTACCTTAGTAAGTAGTGCGCACTTTATCCTATAGGAACTTTGCTAATTTTTCCTTTCCTTTAAAATTTAATCCTCTATCGTGTTTGCTTTTGCCTTATTGCAAATTTCACACATTGGTTGATAGTTGCTAATATCATCAATACCACCTTTAGATCGTGGTATAATATGATCTTTTGTTATTAAAATTTCATCACCATCATCATCGACTGCATATAAATTTAAGTGATAGCTCTTGTCTTTCAAGCCTTTTTCTTTAGCAAAATATTTACCTTCGATTCCGCACTTAACACATTTACAGCCTTTAGTGAAGAATGTCTGATATCTCTGGCTATTGCCTTTAATCAAATCGCCATCGAATTTAACTTTTACTTTATTGTTTTGGCTCGCAAACATAACATTTTTCACTTTATCCCTAACTTCATCAATAGAATAAATACCCTTTCTGATATATTTGTGAGTTGGTTTGTGAGGTTTATGTTCCGCTTTAGTTAAATCAAAGCCTTTCAGGAGTCTTTTTACTTCGCCCAAACTATACGTCTCATCAAATAATGCACACCCCTTCCAAGCCACACAGGTAATCTGTGTATCATTGGTTGGTGCCATAGGATTATTATGTTTATGAGAGTCGGTATCTAAATCTAATAACTCCTGTACTGTTCGAAATGATTGTTTTAGTCTCTTCTCACCGACTTGATAATATATTGTTAGCTTTCTTCTCTGATGTTTGGACATGTTTATACTCCTTTCTTTATTTCAAAGTCAAATTTTATTCCTCTTGTTTTATTCCTCTTGTTTCTTTTTGCTATAGTCACAGTCAATCGTAAATTTGATCCGCTTGATTATAGGTAAATTCTCGTATTCGGTAACGTCTCTTGTTATTGAACCGTTATATTTTTCAGAATCCTGTGTGTATGTTGCTATCATATCTAACATAACAGCTGCCATCTCCGCACATCTATGGCAAACATCTACGTCAATAGACTCAATCATTGACCGATCATGGCTATTGGTTCCAAGGCATTCAACTGTTGGTATTGTTAATTTATGATGTTTGTCGGTACACTCTTCATGGCAGAAGTCACAATAATATTTTGTTTCTGTTTTCTTCATTAATTACATCCTCTGTTATATGCATTTTGTTAATCATTCATCATATTCAATCGTCATTGTGTGTTCTGTTTTTGGATAACGATTACGACTTGCAAATGAACCAATAGTGTCAATGTATGGGATCGCAAACTTATCTTGTTTGGCAGTTTGTTTAATTCCAACCTCATTTTTGCAAGCGTTTGAAAGAAATGTATTTATCCGAGCATTTATCCTCATACATTTACCACACAAATCTAATCGTTGGATTATAATAGAATTATCATCTGGCTCGCCTGCACAGAATCTGCTTGAATATCCATTGGATGTAATGAAAGGGAGTGTAATGTCATAGTGATTGTGTGTACATTCAGCCCCACAAAAATCACAATAATATTCTTCAATTGTTTTTGTCGTCTTCATTCTTTAAACCCTCCAATCATATACACCTATTTGATCAATAATTTCATTTAAAAATTCAACAAGGTCGCTTGCATCTCCAACAAACATATTACCCTGTGTCTTGATTTCGTATTTATAAGATGACTCATTTTCAGCAAGCTCAACTAAATATCCATTTCGTGGATATCCACCTGTTGAATATTCAAAAACTGCACCTTTGTTAACTGTTTCATATTTAAGGTTCAATGCAAATCCATCATTGACTCTTACGTCTTCATTGGCAATCCTTAAAGTACAATATCTATGATCGCCTTTTCTTGCATAACATTTTAATTTTGGTTTATCTTCAAAATAAATTTGCTTAGAACATCCGTTTTCGTCATAAACTCTACGGTATTTCTTAACGTGAAACATTACGCCATCTTTAATTTTATAAACATCCTCATAGTCTGATGCAAAAACCTGTTCCATATTTCTCCCTTCTGTGCTATAATTAATTTGCACATGAATCAAAAGTTATTTGAGAACGGTGTAATTTTGTATACGAGATACCACTTCTTAATTGAGGTGGTATCTTTTTTGTACACAAAACATTTATTTTATGAATCCTGTTTTACTGGAATCCATTCAGTAGTTGTGATTGTATGTTCTTTCACTTCATACGGTTGTTTAGGATACCAATTACTTCCATCGTTATAGTCCCAATATTCGATTGCATAATATTTATATCTTAGGCACACAATCATCCTAATTTTTGAATAAAAATAATGGACAGAGACAGTTGTCTGATCTACAATTAGTTTCTCAGTATTGACTAACTGCGTAAGATCGCCATTGGTGAGGGGTTCATGGAAGGATAATTTATCGTACATGATTTCTTCGAAATTATTATTGTAATAATCAATATCATTCCATTTTGTTTTATCCGTAATCATTCTTCCGTCTCCTTTTGTCAAATAATTATGATTAATCCATTTTTTTAACTTATCATTTGCATTCATGATCCTACCTTCTCTACTACCACGTCTGATATAAATGTGCATACTGGGCGAATATTAAAATATCCGCTACAAGTGCATGATGGAACAATTGATCCGTCAGTACGAACGCCACAAATGCCGTCAGTTTCACAATTCGTTGTTGGCGTTAATAATGCCCACTCGGCTAATTTATTATTTGTTTTTGGATATTCTAAATACTCCCTGTATAGTCTATATTCGTCTAAAGTTAGTAAAGAAACTTTATCAATACTTATTTCATTCGCCATTGTTCCATCAAGTGCCATTAAATCACGTTCCATATACTGCAACACATCATGATGACAATTATCTTCAATTTCACATTCGATATATTTTAAATCATGACGAAGACGACTAGGTTCCCATCTGTTACAATATGTGTCGAATGGCTTTGTATCACCCAAAAAATCTTTCATAATGCAAAAACAAGTTTTTAATACCTTAAACTGATTTAACACAATCCATTCATACCCTGCTACCTTAAAGGTATCACCAGCATTTAATGTTTGAAGCTCTACTTTTTCTGAGGTACAATCATTTTCTTCCGATTTCATCATATCTTTATCTTCAATTACTTTTACGACCGCCTTGGCAATGTCATAAATATCTTCTTTATCTAATGTCAAGTTTTCTCTCCTTTATATCATAATTTTATGACCACACTGTGGGCAGTGAATGAATTCCACATACCCACTACAGTAGCTGTATCCGACAAGTTCAGATTTAATATCGGATTCATCGAATCTCAATTTGGCGCCACATCCATTACACTTCACTTTGCGTTTAGTTCCACCTTTCAAAATCTTAATCATCTTTCTCTACCTCGACTTCGATTGGATGCTTGCACTGTGGGCAGATAATATAGTTTGGTGGGTATACTGGTTTGAGAGTTCTGAAATCAATCGTTCGCTTTGGCTTATCTTTAATATCATTTTTCTCATAACTCAACTCCGCACCACAATTTTCACAGGTACATTGTTTGCGTGTTCCTTTTTCTAAAATTTCAATCATTGGTCTCGCCTTTCCTTCGTATTTGGCATACTCCATCATCAACATTCTCAGTTGTAATTTTTGATATGTAAGTAATTGAATGCCAAAATATTCTTCAATAAAAGCAACTATATCCATAGATACAACTACCTTTCCTTAATTTTCTTCATTTTTCTAAAATTTCCTAAAATCGCATCGACCAAAACCCTTGTAAAATAAGGGTTTTTTGACGGTCAATTTTGCGATAAAATATTTCTTTTATGTCATGCGACTATAACTACTTCAAGGATGTAAAAAATTGCTTATTATATCTTGATCCGCCATACAGAGGTACGAGCAACTACGCTAAAAGTTGTATGGATTATGATTATTTTTATAAATTTTGCCATAAGGTTGCACAAAATAACCTTGTTATCATTAGTGAATACGATATGCCGACTGACGAATTTAAATGCATTTGGCAAAAAGAACGTGCGGTGTGTCAAGATGCCAACCGCATCAATGGACAAAAGGCAACTGAAAAATTATTTATTCCAAATTTATGATTAGTTACATAAAAGAAATATTCTTTAATGTAATTGCTTGTTTTCGTAAATTAATCACTCTCTCATAATACATATTTCTTTTTCCAGTCTTATCTTGTCCGAACCCGCCATTGAAGTATTTCCCTCCAAAGCTTGCACAATAACCAATCAGAGCAATGTACTCTTTGGAATATTTATTACTATGAATTTTACGGTTTTCTCTAACATCCATATAATGTTCTTTCAAACAAATTTTTGGAGCAATTGGAATCGTGGGATTTTCTTGCACGTATTTCAGCAATGCAATCAATTCATCGTTAATATCTGCACCAATTCTGTTTTTACATTGAATCTTATCAATAATATTGGCTCCGCCAACAAATGGCTCTATGTATGTTTCAATATTGTTATCATCAATATATTTCTGGATAATTGGTACAATATATTTTGCAATTCTATTTTTACTTCCTTGATATACTATTTTTCTTTACCAGAAAGCCCATATGGTTTACAGTAGCTACACTTTCATTTTCCTTTCTGGTTTATTGTTTGTTTATTTAATCATCAATTAACAAATTCTCACAACTCCAAATTCGTATAATCCTACATCATCCTCAAGTGCAATAGTGTCATGTTCTGTCGTAGTAATAAATTCATTATCTATGCCAACAACTGGCATATGATCTGGATATTTACCTAGCTTTTTCTTAAGCTGTCCAACTGTCATATGTTTTGGTTCTTCCATTACATTCTTACCACTTTCTTGTCTGCTAACTCTTTTACTCTATCAGTCAAAGTAACTGCTACTACATGCGTTCCCATATAGGCATCAAGAGCTTCGCCAATTAAATTGTATCCTTCATCAATAAGAACATGATCATAATTCATTCCACGCTTGTTCTTAACTTCTTCTACAGTCATAGGCACTGGAATCATTAAGTCAAGATCGTTTGCTTTGTCTAATAATAGCTTGACCTGTGAATGATTCTGCACCATGATTGGATATTGTGTTGTTGCACTTGTGTAAAGCAACTGTGTTGTTTTGCCTGTTCCTCTGTCTTTAATAATCAGTGTTGTTGGTTTATTTATTGTCATAGTTTGCAATCTCCTTTTATATAAAATATCTCTGAAGTTTATCTTTGAATCTTAGTGGACTATCAACAATGGGCTGTGAATACTGAAACTGTCTTAAAAAATTCATAACAGTTCTAGCATCTGCACCGCTTAAAGGAATAAATTTTACATATTCAGGTCTCCCAGCAATACATACAACTGCCCACGAATGCTCTAAATCATGAAATCCAACGTCAACTGCTACATCGGTAATTTGGTTATACATTTTCTTCATCTCTTCATTTTGTTGTATTGAAATATGACACTGACGAGCTGCCTCATCACAACTGCTTGTAGCAAAATTTAATCTAGTATTGCTTTCATTAATTTCATTTTTTAAGGCATCAATATCTGGTTGCAGAATTTCTAGCAACCATTTTCTAATTTTCTCTTTTAATTTCTGAAACAATTAACTCTCCTTTTATATTTCACACGATCCATTTAATCCATATGGTTCATAACACAAACCACTTACCCAAACCCAGTTATCGTCTTTGTATATGAGGAATTCAACTGTCTCAAAATCACAACAACTGTCACTATCTTTGTCTTCACGAACTGCATATACAGTGATTGGTTTCTTAGGTGTTGGAGATCTACCAATTTCTTGTATCTTAAACATCTGAATCACCTCTAAATATTTCTTCTGGCATAGTAAATGATGGATTATTATTTACAAACGCCATATAATATTGATCTAATACATATTCATTTTCTTCGCTTTCATTATCATAGAAACAAAATAGTCCCAAACGTATAGCTTCAAGATGGAATAAAAATTCTTCTTTAGAAAATTCCCCTCGACGCACTCTTTGTTGTAATTCATCTCTTATAATAGGCAGACGATTTTGACGAATGCCTCTGTTTTTGCTTAATTCACATTGTTTGTATACAAAACATAAATGCATCGAATTCATGTTTTTGATATATCTCATTACACCATTTATATCTGTCCATACATTGTTGTCCCATACACCTTTTCGTTCCATGTAATCATCAAACATATAAATCCTTTCTAATTCCACTCAAAATCCATTCAATTACTGGCTCTGTCCACCCATTGCCCATCAGATTTCATACTTCTTTGTATAAAAATTTGGGGCTAAATGGACTTGACTTTCTATCAAATCTTTTATCATAAAATTCTTGTACTGTTTTACATCCTTCTTGCCTATTTGACGTAAACAATTGACAGCACTTACAGTCACAAACATTAGATTTAATAAGTTCTGAATTAATATTTTCTTTCGTATAATCAATACCATATTTATATATCATTGCAGTATTATTGAAATCAGTTGTTTTGTTTGTTAATGTATCTCCGCAACAACATTTTGAGGTTCCCAAATAATGCAAATCATTATCTGCAATACTATATGAGATATGATAATGTTGCAATTTTTCAATCAATGGCTGATATAAGTTTAATCGAATGTTTGGTTTTAAATTTAACAATCCCATTTGCGTAAAATTAGACTTATCCAATCCAGTAAGTTTTAATAGGTATTCTTTATGTTCCTTATTTTGTGGAACAATTTTTAAACCTTCGATAGTAAAATGATCTGCGTCATGAAACATATCAATAATATCTGTAGATGAAATTCCTGGAATGAATGGTTGGATTCTAATGCCAACTTTAAATCCATTGTCTTTTAAATTTCGATATAATTTATATCTTTCTAAGATATCTGGAACATTTGGCTCTATTGATTTGTCGTTAGTTACATTTGTTACAGACATTTGGAAGGTATGTAAATCTGACTCAACTTCACAACCATACAGTGTTGAAGATTTTGTACTAAATAAAATATGAATATTGTATGGTTTAGTAATATCAATCAACTGTTTTGTAATATGAAATTTCTCTTCTGCTGGCTGGAATGGATCGCTCATACCACCACAATGCCAATCATATCGTTGAGATATTAAAAAATCTAAAAAATTTGTTTTATCCACTTTATTATGAACGAAAATTTTATCTAATCGACGCTCAACGGATTTAACATTACCAATTTGTAAATTTTTATCAAATTCCATTATCTTCCTATAATTAGAAAAACAATATTTACATCCAAAACTACATGTTTTATATGTATCTACTCGAATAGGTAATCCGCATATTGCAAACTTACTACTTACATTCAGCGGATTGAAAGTTTTGTTTTTATTTTCTGTCATTTAAACCTTATATTTACAAGGCAGCGCACTGCGTTTTACCTAGGATTACTTAATAAAACCTTTCTTATGTATTTGTTTTGTATTGTTTTACCTACAAAAATTGAAACGTAGATAAAAACAAAATTTTAAAGTCATCATATGGAAGAAATAAGACATGTCTAATCTATAGATATTTCTCCTCGAATAGTCATCAGAAATGTAACTAGAAATGTTACATTATATATAAGTTGCGATGCCAACACTAATTACACAAATATAACTTGTGATCATCGCCCATTGAATATAGAGCTTCAATAATCCTGAAGCCTTAAAATCTTTTATTGAGTCAATATTTCTCTTAACTATAGAAATAAATACTGCCACAATAAGCCACATCAACATGATTATTGTAATCGTTAAGCTTGTTGTTAACATTGATTGTCCAATAAAAAAGAATATGTTTTTTAAGATTCTTTTACACCAACCTTTCTTAACATTTAATCAAAATCAATGTCATCTGCATGATGTCTCTCCTACTTTTTTAAATCTGTATTTCTGTTCCACATCAGGGTATTTCTCGTGATCAACTTCACTCAGGAACATTTCTACTGGTCTAGCGTAAATATTGAAATCTCCATACATTGCCTGATAGATTACCAGCTGCTCATCTGTTTCTGTATGAGTTGCAATGTCAATCACTCTGTAAAAATGTCCTTTGAAGTGTTTGTAAATATCATCTTTCTTTGGTAAATCTCTGTTATTCATGAATTGATTCAAACCTCCCTACTAAGCCACCAAGCACAAACCCTTTCCCAGTAATACTATCTTTATTGGCAAATTCAGATGAAATAAATCCATTGAGTCTGCAAGCTTTGTCATTTTTCAATTCTGTTTTATATCGTTTGTAAAAATCCACAAGATCATCTCGACTAACGCCAAGTGCAGAAACTACAAATTCAAGCAATTCCTTATCACTGAAATCGTCTCCTCGGCAAAAATTACAACTACGAATTTCTTCCTCAGAGCCATCTTCGTGTGTAACCACTTCTTCTCTATATCCGTCTACTGCTGCACATTCCTCACTACACCAAGCCATACCACAATTGCAGAAAACAACTCCGTCTGCGCAATCAGCAAATGTCTCGCCACATTCACATGTTCTATAATCTGTACTCATATTTACTTACTCTCCTGTTCATTATCTTCTTTCACAAGAATTGCTTTCCAAGTTTTGCTGTTACATGAGGATGTTGAAATTTTGTAACCTGCATCTAAGTAATTGTCTACACAATTTTTAAACTTTTCAGAATTTTCTTCTTCTACAACTACACATCGACTACCATCCACTACATGATCGATATTTTTCTGCACAATTTTTTCTAAAATATTGACTTGATGTAATAAATCATAAGTTGGAATTGATGTGATGTTATTAATGCTTTTATAGCTCATGCAAACGCTTAGTGTACCAATAACTTCTCTTATATCATCTAAGGTTTCTTTTGTCATACCTTCTCCTTTCTAAATTGTCTTCCACCATAGATCGTGTACTTTTTTATAGCCACCTCGACTTGGTACATCTAATACTCTGCGAACTTTCTTATTGGACAGTTTCTTATGAAATCTGTAATCATCCCAAGCGCTGATATAAAATCTTTTATAGTAGGGTTTCTTACGTGGTATTTCATAGAATCCACAATAATACTTGTCCACATATTGCACAGGTTCAGGATACCCACCAACATTCTTAAATCTCTCCAACCTTTGATAATAACTACTCCTACGGTTTCTTTTCTTTAACATTGTCTTGCGATTCTGCTGAAATTTTGTAGGAACATATTGTAGAAAATCCGTATCCTGTGGACAATCTTTTGATTTTGGCATAATTAGCACACTCCTTTCTATAGTGGGATAAAAGTGGAATTTTATTGCTATATTTAATGTGAAAAATCCCTTATATTTCAACGATTTTCTTATGTTTATTTTAATAATTTTGACAAAAGTGTTTTATTTCACTCATTTTCATTGTGTTCTTCTGTCATGGACAGATTATCCGAAGTGCCTTTCCATAAGACCACCACATTTCTTTCTAATGATTTTTGTACATCAACCACTTTCTGATTTGTTGATCCTGCCCACGGATAAGACATGTCTTTCAATTCGTCTACATACTGTCCGTCTACGAGGACATCTATGTAAGGAAGAATCTCAAGTCTGCAATCGTACATAAGATGGTTTGTTCTACTTCTGCGAGAATATTCAGCTAAGTCCAAACCAATATCTTCTGCTTTATTCCCTGTATATAACCAGATTTTTTTGTCTGGCATAAACTCTTTGACAAATTTGCATATTGCAGAAACACCATCTCTATTTTCTTTTGCTAAAGGCTCACCGCCAAGAATACTTAACCTTGTATATTGGGGCTTTGATAACTGATGCAATAGTTCCTCAATTTCTTTAAAAGTTAATTTATTGCCGCCATTAAAATCCCACGTTTCTTTATTAAAACAATTCTTACAATGGAAGTGGCATCCTTGAACGAAGAGGGCTACGCCAAGCCCTTCTCCGTTGCTAATGTCCATTTTTCTTATTGAAGCGTATCTCATCTATTCAGCTCCTTATCATCTAAGTGGTAAACTCGATCATGGATATCCCCATATCTTCCCTGATTGCCTCCATTCTTAGAAGTCCCAATGTAACCACAGCATCTGAATGCAATATCCATAGTAGAACCATCTTCATTTCCGCACTGAGGACATCTCCATTTCAAAATCCCATCTTCGTCAACTAATGGAATATCGCCAGAGTATCCACATTTTTCACAATAACAGCTCTTTGTATTGATTTCTGCATACATAATATGATCGTACATATATTTAATTACTTCCAATAAAGCACTCACATTATGTTCCATATTAGGAGTTTCAATATAACTTATTGCTCCTCCTGGACTAAGTTTTTGGAATTTTGCTTCAATACGAAGTTTGTCAAAGGCGTCAATTTCTTCAAATACAGGAATATGATAGCTGTTTGTAATGTAATTTCTGTCCTTGCCGTCAATTTTTTCAAACACATCATTACCGAATCGTTTCTTTAAACATTTAGCAAACTTATACGTTGTAGACTCTAAAGGTGTACCATAAATACTGTAATCAATATTTTCTTCATTCTTCCACTTCTCACATTTATCATTCATTCGCTTCATGATTTCTAATCCAAATTTTTCACCAATTCCACCATCTGAATGAGAATGCCCAGTCATATATTTGACACATTCATATAATCCTGCATATCCTAATGAAATAGTTGAGTATCCATCAAATAATAACGGATCAATTACCTCATGTTTTTTTAATCTACTATACGCCCCATATTGCCAAAGAACAGGTGCGACATCCGACTTTGTTCCAAGAAGACGTTTATGTCTTTCTTTGAGTGCTTTATGACATAATTCTGTTCGTTCATCAAATAATGCCCAAAATTCATCCATGTTCTTTTTGGAAGATAATGCGATATCTGGAAGAGATAATGTAACGACCCCTTGGTTAAATCTGCCATAATATTTATGCTGCTTTGGATCATAATTTTTTGCGTGTGCGATATTGCCAATTCCTTTGTCTGTAAAACGATCAGGTGTTAAGAACGATCTGCATCCCATACAAGTATAGACGTCGCCTTTTAACTCTTTCATAACCTTTTCAGAGATATAATCTGGAACCAATCTTTTCGCAGAACATTTTGCTGCTAATTTTGTCAGATACCAATATTCTGTAGATTCGTCACAATTATCATCTTCCAGGACATAAATTAATTTTGGAAATGCTGGTGCAACAAATACACCATCTTCATTTTTAACTCCTTCATCTCTTTGTCTAATCATCTCTTCAATCAATAAAGCCAAATCTTTTTTCTCTTGCGGTGTTTTAGCTTCATTCAGATACATAAAAATGGAAATAAATGGGGATTGTCCGTTGGTCGTCATAAGCGTGATCAGCTGATACTGTATAATTTGTATACCTTTTTTGACTTCTTCATACAATCTATTGGCTACAATTTTTTCAATATGCTGTTCTTTATATGGAATATCAATATGCGCCCATTCTAATTCAACTTCAGATCTAATTTTCTTTCTACTCACATCTACAAATGGTGCTAAATGTGCTAAAGAAATACTCTGTCCGCCATACTGAGAACTAGCCACTTGTGCAATGCCTTGAGTCGTAATATTGCAAGCAGTTGAAAATGAATGTGGCTTTTCAATTAATACTTCGCTAATTACTGTGCCATTCTGAAGCATGTCTTCAATATTTAATAATCCACAATTATGCATTTTCTGTAAAAAATAATCTCTGTCATGAAAATGAATGATACCTTCCTTATGTGCTTGAACAATTTCTGGTGGAAGTAAATAGCGTTCTGTTGCATCTTCGCTAACGATACCAGCAATATAATCTCTTTTTGTTGGATTTAATACAGAGTTTTTATTTGCATTTTCATCTTTAATTTCTTCGTTGGCATCCTCAATAAGCCCAAGAACTTCGCTGTCAATAGAGTCATAATTCTCTCTCTGGAACTCACGAACACTACGATAACCTTCATAAGCTTTAGCAGTTAATTCCTGCCCTTTCTCAACAAGTTTTTTGAATACCATTGCTTCAATTGCAGAAATATCAATCTCTTCAGATAATTGTTTACAATCGTTCTCAATCTCTTCTGCGACCTGTCTAGCCACATCCTCTTTGATTAAACCAGATCCATTTTTCATTGCTTTCATAATCGCTGTGTAAATTTTGGTCTTGTCGAAATCTACAACAGTACAATCTCTTTTAATTACTTTCAATAAAAGACCTCCAATAAATTATGTAATAATATCATCATCTATATGTAACGCACCCGTCTCCTGCTTTCTTGCAGTTCAACGTATATCGTGCATCATTACCATCGCCATCAATCTTTTCGGTTGATACGCTCTCAATCATCATTGTCTTACCTGTTTCTACATCCTTAACAAGTACCTCTTTTTCTATGTGTAGTTTAGAAACTAAATTCCTAAGCTGATTAATTGTTCTGATCAACTTCCTTTGTTGTCGCTCCTTCCGTGTCTCTAATCTGTCTTTTGAATCTCTCTAATTCAGCCATAATATTCAAACAAGTCATAGACAAACTTCCTTCATTATTAATAACTGCATCACATAAATCATAAGCTTCTTCAAAAGCAGATTCGTCTTTTTTCATTCTTTCATCAATTGCATCACTTGTATCGCCACGATCTTTCATTCTCTGAATACGTGTAGAATTTGGAGTATCAATACATAATGCCAAGATATGTTTCTTATGATAATTTTCTTTTAACTGTTTTAATCCTGGAACATCAACTACATATACATCTGCATCATCACACTGACTTTCTGTAGCACAATACCAATTGCCAGTATAATGATTCTCTGCAACCTTGCCTGTAATTCTGGAATACTGGGCTAGATTTACATATGTATGATCATCAAGTTTGTCTGCTCTCTTCTCTCTGGTTGTATATGATCGTAGATATTTCAGACCGTAAATGTCTTCCAGATACTTTGCTGAGACACTTTTGCCTGCTCCAGATCGTCCAACCAGAGCGATTAAAACATTACTTTTATCTCCTGCCATCTCTATAAGTCCTTTTCTAATTTCTTGATTCTTCTGTTGATTTTTGTTACGATTTTGCTGTTATCTTTGCCTCTAGCGATTAAGACGGCTTTTCTATCCTTTAATAAATTTAACTGCTCTAATTTTGTCATATACTCATTTTCTCCTTATGCTATATTTTAGTTTTATACGTCATCAATCCATGAACGATGCCACTACATAGAAGGCGATCGCTATTAATACAATTGCTACAATTATTACTACTCCAATTGGTATTACAATATTTGTTATCATCCAAAACGTAAATGCAAATACACCAACAGATATGAATGTTGCAAGAAGCCAAACGATGGTCAGTACGATCATCGACAAGAAAAATTTTAAGATTTTCTTTATGATATTTAATCACCTACCTTATGGCATTTCGTTATAAATTTTACTCACATCATCTAATAATTCTTTTGGCAAATATCTTTCTAAGATCTCATTTGAATTATCAAATGTCTTCTTGTAGAAATCTTCTGCAATACCACCGCCAATAGCAGCAATCGTGTCTGTGTCACATGGTAAAGATAATATATTTCTTAAAAATGATTCATAATCTTCACTATCTAAAAAGCATCTGATTGCCACAGGTACACTATCTTGAACTGTTGCCGACCAAACATAATTATTTCTATAATCATCGAGTGGTCGATCAACGCCATATGCATACTGGCTAGATGGATAATTTTTGAGCGCATATTGATAAATTTCTTCTTTTGATCTACCCCATCGAGCCATAAAAGAACATCCCGTCACAATCGATACTCCTTTGTAAGATTCCACATGACGATGAGTTTTCTCACATGTCCATTGTGCTAAATCTATGTAATAATTCAGTACATCTGGACGATTAGCAAAACCATTAAAGTACATTGTAATTGGCGAAATCCTCATGGCACATCCATTACCAAAGCTTTCATTAACACGACTTCCATCATCGTATAACCAGTCTTCAAACACTTCACCATATCCCATACCAGGATATTTCTTTCCATATTCTAAGTAGAACTCCCAAGGCTCTTTGTTGTGCTTGTGTTCATCGTCATCATCTAGCAACCACATACCTGTTGCAATACTTAGAACTGTATCATCTGTAAATTTACATTTATCTGTAAACAATTCACAGTTCTTCCAATCTAAATCGTGAGGTCTGCGGAACTCATATTGAGAACCGCAAATATCTCCTAAAATTGCTCCAATCAAAGCCATTTAATCACCTACCTGTTAAAGATGTTTTCTAAAATTGTAAGAATTACTGCGATAATCCATTTTGTTTTCGTTGGAACAATTAGCGGATTTACCACAACAAAATGTAGCAACCAAATAAACAGATTTACGATTGCAAAGTTGACAGCAATTACAACCATTAATCCTAAGATTGTTCCTAAGATTGTTCCTGCATGATATTTGTCTTCAACAAATAACGAAGTTAATAATTTCTTCATATGTTATAATCTATTCACCTTTCAATCCCATTTCCATATACAATTCATCTACTGCATTTCCTTTTCTCTGGAGGCAACTATAGATTTTCTCATCAATCGTATGCTTACCTTGTAAAATAATGTATGTACATTTGTTTTCTTGACCAATTCTATGGATTCGATCTTGGCTCTGGCGATACTCTTCATAACTGAAACTTAACGAATAGTAAATATTGTAAGTACAATTTACAAATGTCAAACCTTTACCAAGAAGTTTTGGGTGAACAAATAATTTCTGAATTTTGCCAGCTTTGAATTTCCGAATAATATCATCACGATCTTTATTCTTAGATGTGAGAGCAACACCATTATACTTTTCAGCCAGACGTTCAATCTCATGCTGGAATTGACACCATATAATAATCGGCTTGTCTCCAATTTCTTCAAATGATTGCTCTAGCACCTTATCTTTGTTTGTTTCGAAATCGTCAATATTACCTTCTTTATTGATAACAAATCCACTAACAATCTCTCGCAGTTTCATAAGCTTCGCAGTAAATTCAAATTTAGACCATTCATTGATATTGTCTTTGATATTTTTAACCATATTGTTATAATGTCGTTTTTGTTCACTACCAAGATCAAACTCTTTAATTTGAAATACTTTTGGTGGAAGGTCTACACAATCTTCTTTCTTTAAGAATACAGATTTTTCTCTTAAACGATTAAAATATGCTTCTTTATTCTCTTGTGTCTGATACCACCTATGAGGATTCTGCATGTCCTGTGTGAAATAGTGAGCTTGGAATCCAAAAAAGTTATTGCCAAATATATCTGCATCAACAAATTTCATTTGTGGAAATATCTCTGAATTATGATTAGGCGTTGGTGTTCCACTTAAAACGAATCTATGAGTGATCACATCAATTAATTGCAATAATTCATTTGTAATTTGAGCCCCCATGTTTTTCATTACTTGACTTTCATCAACGATTACGCATTGAAAATCCATTGCTAAAATCTTATTTTTCAAAATCTTAAAGCTCTCATAATTCATCACATAGACATCTGAGTCAATATCTATTGCATCAAATCTCTTTTTACTTGACGTAGCCCAACAATTTGTGATTTCTAATTCTGGATAAAATTTCTTACAATCATCTACCCATGCAGTTTCAATAACGGATAATGGACAAAGAATTAATGTTTTACCATAATGTTTTGCGATTTCAAGACCCATCAAAGTCTTTCCTGTACCAGTATCGGCAAAAATACCATAACTGCCTTCATTCAATGCTTTATTTACAATATCTTTTTGATATTTCCTCAGATGTGGAGAAAGTTCATAATGAACAATCTCCTTCTTTGGAATTTTAATATTGGCATCAATTAAACCATATTGCTGTAATTTAGTGATTGCAGAGTCAGGGAATTCCCATTTTCCTGCTCTAAATTTGCGTCCTTCAATCGTTCTGATATATGGAATTTTTTCTACTGGAACTTCTAAAGCTACCAACTACTCACCTACTTCTGCTTTTGCAGCATCTTTAAGTTTTTTAATTTCTGATTTCTTCATACCTAAAGCATTTAACTGTACTTCTAATTCTTTGATTTCTGCACGAATATCTTTCTTTTTCTTTGTTAACACTTTCTTTTCTTCTTTAGCTGCCTTCGCTTTTGCGCTCTGTTCTTTGCCAATCAGTAACTGTTCATTGAAACGTTCTTTCATTGCATCGATAGAATCATCTGTCTCGAACATTGAATCATCCCATAAATCAAAGCGTTTTTCATTTGCTAAATCATAGAATTCTTTATTGAGTTCAATACCAATGGCATTTCTACCATTTTCAATAGCAACTTTGTTAACAGTTCCTGCACCAGCAAATGGATCTAAAATTGTGTCTCCTGGACAAGACCAAAGTTTAATACAGCGCTTAACTAATTCTTCAGCGAACGGGGTTGTATGTCCGATCCCCGAATTACTAATATTCCATACACCATCTGCCCAATCAGCCCATTCTGCTAAAGTAATATCAGATGCTTTGATCAATTCACAATCGCCTGCTTTTTTATATACATAAACAAATCCAACATTGGCTGCGAGAATTGTGTCTCTTGCTTTCATATTTCTATAATACAGATTTCCCTGTGCTAACATGGCTCTCTGTGCAGAATATTTTCTCCAAAATGCTTTTGTCCAAAGTGAGAAATTGTTATCTAAGAAAATCTGGTTAATAGCACCTGTTAGACTTTCTTGCCCCATTTTGTTATCTCTACCAATTGTGTAATTGTAGTCTTCAAACTGCATAATGAATTTGCCACCTGGTTTTAAAACTCTTTCACATTCTGCAATAACAAGTCCTAACAGATAATAATACTCTTCGTAACTCTCACAATTGGATAAATCACTTGGATCGTTGCTGTAAACTCTAAGGTTGTGGTATGGCGGAGATGTAATTACCATATCTACTGTTTCGGCATCCATCTTCTTTAATTCTTTTAAACAATCACCATTAATCCAGTTATTAAATAATTTCATATGTAACTCCTTAGTATATTTTTTATTTCATCAAAGATTAATTTTATCTATTCTACGATCATCCAATCTTCAGCCAACATATCTGTCTGACTTGCAAGCCAAGGAACTACATTCCCCTGTGCTGTTTTCATTGCAATATATGCTCCATATTCGACTAATCCGTCTTCATTCACAATGCTTTTTGCAATATCGGTACATGGCGCATAAGCTCCTGCTGGAACATAATATAAAAACATACCTTTCCCATTCCAACCTTTTCTTGCTACTTTTCTTTTATCTTTCATTGCATCAATTGCTGTTCCAAAATCCATAATAAATTCTCCTTTACTCTTTATTGTATGTGTATTTTACATAACTCCCTTTGTAGCTTACATTCGCCAAATCTTTTGACTTCCTCTGTTCTTCTTTTCTAATTTTTTCCAAAAGATAATCTGTTTTATCACTACATATTTTCTTATCTTCTCTAGTACACTTACCGTAAATATCACATTTTGTACATTTCGTCGCTATAAACTTAAATGCCTGCTGTCGATTAAAGTTTGTAACATCAATAAGTTTACCTATCATACTTTTCACTCCAACCAATCATTGTCAATATAATAGAAACTATACGTTAGACCGCCAGTTAAGATAATCCAAAAAATCCAGAATATTGCTTTCAAAACTTCTCCACTCGACTTATATGACTCAACCGTTTTATGTAAATTTGACTTATTTAAATCACAAGTTGTCATAGTGTTATTTTTTAGTTTTGTGTAAACAGTTCCCTTAACTGGTTTTGCTTCCATACCATAGTATTCATACCTGACACGAGCAGAATGATAAATTCTTTTTAGGTAATGACTTCCTATGAAATCAATCTTATCTTCCTTGAATTTTTTGCCTGCAAATTTAATCTGTTTACAAGTCTTACTTTCTCTCCACATGTCATCCCACGAATACCAAACTCTCTTTCTGTAATGGACTTTTCCTTTACTGCCTTTTACTCTTTCAATTTTTTCATGTCTGCGATACTCTTGTCGGACTTTTCTGACATAATAATACTTGCCGCCAATTTCTTTGTATGTAACTGTGTCTACAGGTTCTAACTTCCCATAAACAAAAGCGTTACCTACATTGGTTTCCATACCATATTGAAAAACATCATCATTTTTTATCTTAAGGGCGTGATTGTATTCTTCATTTTTATCAAGGATGGAATTATCAATATTACTACTGATAACGATTCCAAACACAAGCATGACTGCGATCAATGTTACACTCGCTAAGATTTCCCTTGGAGTTATCTCATAATTACCAAAATTCAATCCTTTGTGTTGCTTCATATATTACTCTCCAAATAAATGCTGAGGTGCAGTTTCGGGAGCATCCTTATATTCTAAATAAGTATAGTTCTTTATTTCATATCCAAGATTATTTAAGAAAATTCGTGTTGGAAATTTCTTTACATATCTGTTATATTCTTTAATCTGCTGATTATAGTTACTGCGATATTCGGCAATTAAATTCTCTGTGACAGATAATTCGTTCATTAACCTTTTATAGTTCTTATCCGCCTTGAGTTCTGGATAAGATTCTGTAACTGCTGCAATTGCTGTGCTTGCATTTTCAACAGTTCCTTTAGAACTACGTCCTTTAACGATTTCTTTAAGTGTATTTGCCTCATGTTTATCATAAGATTTCACACAATCTACCAAGTTATAAATCAGATCAACCCTACGTTTCTCTTGTACATTAATGTCAGATTTTGCTTTATCAACCTGTTCTTCTAATGAAATTGCATGGTTCTGCGAACTCTGAACCCCAAATGTGCAGGCTAGAAATACCGCCACAACTCCTACTAGAATAATTACTGGAATCTTCCATGCTGTGCTTTTTTCTTTGCTCATATTCAATTTTCTCCTTTTAAAACTTAGGTCGTTTAATCTCTTTCTGTTTCGACCAATCAATTTCTGAAGGTTCTACACCTGTCTGCTGTTTGTAGAATTCATAATCTTCTGTCCAAAACTCTGCATCTTCATCTTTAACGAAGTAACTCTCGTCAAAAACTAGATCCATCTCGTCTGGAGTAGCAAGATATTTTACTTTACAACGTCTACCATATTTGTATGTTTCTCCGTTATAGCAAATTGAACACGGCTCCCAGATGCGATATTCTACATAATTGTCTTTTACAACAAACCTTTCGATTTTGCTTTCTGGGATTCCCTGTCTAACAAAACATTCGTAAATGGTTAGTTTATTCACTCGTATCTCCCTTCAGAATCTTGATTAATCCATCTTCATCAATGATCGGAATGCCTAACTGTTGTGCTTTTTTATTCTTACTGCTTGTAGAATTCACATCATTGTTCACAAGATAATTCGTATTCTTTGATACAGATCCTGCAACCTTGCCACCTCTGGACTCAATTTCATCTTTGATCGCATTACGATTGGCAAACTTATTTACTTTACCAGTCACAACAAAAGTCATTCCTGTGAGATCAACCATTGATTCTTTTTTGCTTTCTGGCATCTCAAACTCAAGCTCTTTAGCTAATTTCTCGACCATTTCAATGTTTTCTTTGAAATAATCATCCATTGACAATGAAGTATTGATACCAATACCATCAATATGTCCAAAATATTTTCTCTTTTTGATTCTTTCGATAAACACATCATATGGATTTTCGTTATTCGATAGAGAAATCTTATCAATAAGCTTGCAAATATCCTTTGCCGTTGACTTCCCAACAAGTTCAATGCCAAGTGCTGTTACGAAATTAACCAGTTTACACTTACGACTTTCCTCGATGCTATGTAATAAGGAAGAAACACTTTTTACACCAAATCCATCAAGGTTCTTCATCTCAGGTTTATACTCTGCTAAATTATAAATATCTGTATAATCTTTTAGCCATCCAAGATCAATAAATCTTTTCAGTGTTGCCTCAGATAAACCTTGAATATTCATTGCATCTCTGGAAACAAAGTTCACAAACTTGCTTAATAGCTTTGCCTTGCAGTCAGGATTCATACATTTCAGAACCTTACTGCCATTCTCGTTGATGATTTTTGCTTCGCCACCGCAGGTTGGACAAGTATCTGGAATCTTGAATGTATTGCTTCTTGTCAGATTATCGTGTACTTTTGGAATTACCATATTACTACGATAAACCTGAATCGTATCGCCTGCACCAAGCTCTAATCCTTCAATGTAACTTACATTATGTAATGTAGCTCTTGTGGTTTCTGCACCATCAAGATCAACTGGATCGAATACTGCGACTGGATTAATCAACCCTGTACGAGATGTATTCCATTCAATATCTCTGATTGTTGTTTCGTAGAGGTCATCAGACCATTTCATCGCAAGCATATTTAAGGGGAATTTACTCGTTGCCCCAAGAGATTTCCCATACTGATAGTCGTTATAAGTGAAAATCAGACCATCAACAGGATATTCATATGCCTCTGGATCAAATTTCTCAATATATTCTTCAACATTATCTCGATCAACAATCTGATGTTCTACAACGTCAAATCCCTGCTCTGCAAGATATTTAAAACTATCAGCAATACTTGGCATTTCTTCTTCAGATACGCCATCAATTTTGACTAACTCAAATGCTTTGTAAGCAAGTTTTCTTTCCTTTGCTACATTCGCATCTAACTGCCTGATTGTACCTGCTGCCAGATTTCTTGCGTTCTTGTATTTACCATGCAACGCTTCATTGATTTTCTGGAAGTTTTCATAACTAATAACTGATTCGCCACGTACCTCAATACTACGCTTATCAGGAATCTCAAGAGGTAAATTGAAAATCATACGTGCTGTATGAGTCACATCTTCTCCAATTTCGCCATTTCCCCTTGTAATTGCTTGTTTTAAGCGTCCTTTTTCGTACCTTAGTACCACCGTCAAACCATCTTCTTTCCACGATAAAACACCAATTTTATCCGCAAGAAATTTTTTGACCTCATTGACATCCTTCGTCTTCTGAGCTGATAACATTGGGCGTGTATGCTTTACTTTAGCCAGAGAATCAATTATAAATCCTTGAACGTGGTGGATGGGCGAATTATTCAAAACAACGCCAGAATCTCTCTCAAGTCGTTCTAAAGCAGCGCATAAATCGTCAAATTCTTTATCTGAAATGATCGGATTATCCTCTGCATAGTACGCATATGAAGCATCATTGATTCTGTCAATCAAGACATTCATTTCTTTCACATATTCAGTTTTCATAATTTTTGGATTTTCCTTTTCTTGTTTATATTGTTTAGTTGATTATTTTAATTTGTGTTTCTATGTCTTTCAGTAACTGCCAATTACTTCACTACATATATTTTTCTGTGCTGTTGCACATTTACTGTTTCGGAATGTGTTGATTTAAATACGTCTACATGCATTCCTTTTACCTTGCCTCCACAATCTTCTGCCACAAAGATTGTATCGCCATATCCCTCAATCTTAACTCTTGTTCCATAAGGGATAATGTTTTTATCAACCGCAATCGTATGATACGGTCGAGCAAATTTATGCCCTGCATGATTCCAAGCAATCTTAGATCCATATCCTTCAGAACATTCATAACATGGACAATATGCCGTGATCAAAAATATTCCAAGTGAACTCTTTTCAAGTTCTTGCTTTCGCTTCAACCGCTGTCGTTTAATTCGTAATCGTTTCTTCCAAAGTTTTTCTAACCAAATCTTCCTTGCCTTCTCTTCATCAGCTTTCTTACATTTCTGATAATGCTCATGAACGTCTTTTAATTCAACGCTTTGGCTGATTGGATTGTTTGAAATCACATTGCCTTGTTTATTTTCTGCAACAGTTGTCTCTGTTGATAAGGTTGAAGTCTCTACCGAGGGTCGCTCCTCTGCTTTAACTGTGTGAGTCATAAAGCCCGAACACATTGCTAAGAAGCTAAATGAAACAACTTTCATTAAAAATCTTTTTCTCATTTTTGCATCTCCTTTCCTTAACATATTGGTATTTTACCATACTTCTTGCACCCTGTCAATAGGTGCAAAGAATAAAGTTAATTTTTTAAGCTTAACCAGGTGCGCCTCTTATTATGATTTGTCACGATACATCTCTTAAACGCTTCTGGCTCTGCAAGGAGCGCAAATCTTTTCTTAGCTCGTGTTAACATTGTATATAGCATACAGTTATCAAGCAATTTGTAATGTGTGTTGTCAATGATGCCAATTACAGTTTGAGCAGCCGATCCTTGAAGCTTATGCGTTGTTAATGCATATGCCAATTGAAGTTGTCCTAACTGAGCAAAAGAATATTCAATCATCTTTTCTTCAATATTTGCATTCATAGATACCAAACATATTTCTTTTTCTTTATCAATTTCTGTAATATATCCAATATCGCCATTGAATACATCTCTCTCATAATCATTTGAAGTCTGTAATACCTTATCTCCTAAATAGTATTTACGATCTTTGAATTCAACAAATGGTTTATTACTACCAGCAAATAATTCTTTCTGCACTGCTTTATTTAATTCATCTGTGCTATTGGTACAATTACTTCTTCGTGGGGAAATAATCACAACATTATCAAGCCCTTCCTCTTTAACAGATTTAATATACTGCTTTACTGCCATGTTAAACAACGATTCTCTATTCTTCCTGAACAAATAGAACATATCATTTAGTTCACCATGAACAATTTTTAATTGTGGACTGTCCAATGGGTTGATCCCTCTACGAATCTTTCTTGCATCCGTTAAAATACCAGATTTTTCTGCTTGCCTCATCGGTTTGGTAAGCTGAACGCTATTCAAGCCTTTCTTTTTTAACAGATCCGAGAAAATATTACCAAATCCAATCGGTGGCAACTGCATATAGTCACCACAAAAAATTAATCGTGTTCCTGGTCGAATTGCCAATAAAAAATTATAGAAAAGGCTCGCATTTGTCATACTGCTTTCATCCATGATCACAACATCAGCAGGTAATGGGTTATCTTGATTGTAGCAAAAACTATCAATACCTTCTGCCACAAGTAATCTATGAATAGTCCGTGAGTCCAAACCTGTTGCTTCTTTAATTCTCTGGGCTGCTTTTGCAGATAACGCACACGCAACAATGCTATTATTTCTTTTTTGGTAGCATTTAATAATTGGTTTCAGAATTGTTGTTTTACCAGTTCCAGCTTCTCCAGAAATAAACACAACTTGGCAATTTAACGCTTTGTTAACTCCTGTAATTTGCTCTTCTGAAAACATAAATCCTTCTTCATCTTCAACCTCAGAAATCGTCTGGCTAATCTCATTATCTGTTATTGGTTCGTAATCTGTCGTATCCCCAAATGAATATTTCTCCATATCTTTAATTAATTCGTAAATATCCATTTCAATTTTATGATACGATTTCAGACCAATTTTATCTCCAGATGTATATAAATAATTTGGTATTTTTTTATCTGATTCTTCATCAAGCCATTCATCAAATATAGGTAAGCATTCAGATGCCGCATTACTAATATCGCATCTTAAATTTTTGATATATACATATGTATGTCCATCATTATCACCAACTTGATGCAAGTCGTAGGAAATAAATGCATTTAACCGTTGATTTGAGCATCGCAATTCTGGTTTTAATTTGAGCGCAATATCGTCAACTCGTTTAAATCCCATGCCCTTTACTCTAGTGAGTATATATGGATTTTGTTCAATCTGTTTTTTTAAAACACTTGGATTAGGTTCGGATTTCAATAATCTTTCAATCGTTGGTAACGTAACCCCATATGGTTGCAACATTACAACAATATCAGAAATCACATAGTTTTTAATAATTTTATCTCTAAGCTTCTTCCAAGTTTTATCTCCTAGCCCTTTGATTTCTGAATGGTCAATCATCTCTAACTGACCATTCATTACATCTTCAACAACATTAGGATATTTCGCAATTAACTGATCTGCGATCGCTGCGTTCGTCTGTGTTTTTAAAAATACCTTTTGTGCTTCAAAAGTTTTAGGAACTTCGGCAACTATAGAAAGTGGTTTATATTGGTATTCATTGTATTTCTTAGAATATGCCATATTGGCTTTAACCTTATATTTCGTTCCTAAATACAACTCCTGCATATTACCAACCAATTTGCCACATTTGTTCATTTTTTTATCGGATAAGTCATCAAAATCATTATTGTTATATGGTTTGCATTCTGGTAAATCTTCTGCCGTACAGAATGTGTAAATTCCAAACAAAGATTCTGCATTATAATAAATCTGATATAATGGGACAATCTCAAACTCATATTCTTTTGTACTATCCACCACTTTAGGCGACAACCCCCTTCACTTTCTTAATATCTTCTAGCCATTGTTTATATGGTTTAATTTTCTTTGCAATAACCTTTTCATCTGAATCTTTTCTACACAACATAGCAATCTGATTCCCTTTGACGATTAAGTCTTCATATTCTTTCAATTGTGAGTGCCAGACGATTGCCTCAGTCAATCCAAAACTAGAATATAAATTCACATACGCAAATGTCTTTTTATTTTTGTCTTTCTTTTTATCAACTTTAGCGATCACTGCAACCACAGTGCAATCATCTCCATTTTCAACATCTTGAAATTGTTTTGACATATACTTGTATGCCTGATCAAATGGGTTATCGTTGATAAAGATTTGCAATGCTTCAAATTCCCAAAAATCTTCATTCTCAAGATATTTTTGATTCTGTGCGATAAATTTCTGAAATCGTTCTTTTTCCTTATCTTTATACAATTCATACCTTTTATCGTTGTAAGCTTTTAATATTGCATCTTTGTCGTAATCATATTTCTTCTCACCTATACGGTAATATTCAGCGTCAATATCCCATTTAATAAGTAACTGTTTGTAACTCGGTGCTTTTGCAACTGGCTTGAATGTTGTTGGCTGATACATAGATTTCAAATACTGAATTAAAGTTTTACGTTTATTCTTTGTCGGAATTGCACCTGCCTTAATCAACTGAATAACCTGTGATTTACTTGGATTAATACGTTTGCAAAAGTTTTCAAACCCTATGAATTTACCATTTTCATCACGGTCTTCAAGAATTACCTTTGCAATTTTTTCTCCAATACCACTGATAGCCGATAATCCAAACAATATATACACATCATCAATACTGAAATTCATCATTGATTTATTTAAGTTTGGTGGTAACACTTGAATCTTAAACGCCTTGGCATCAAGAATATATTTATTTACCATTCCTGCCTTATCTTTATTGCGATTCAATAATGCCTTAAAGAAGCATAATGCGTGATGCTTCTTCAAAAACGCTGTTTGTAAGCATAATACAGCATAGGAGTACGCATGACTTTTATTGAATAAGTATCCCCCTTTTTGGGATAACGTCTCGCTAATCTGTTTTGCAATTTCTTCAGGATATCCATTCTCAATAATCTCGTAATAAAGCTTTTTAGATTCAGACTTCACAAGTTCAATATTCTTTTTACCAATCGCCTTACGGAATAAGTCGGCTCCTCCATAACTTCGACCACCAAATTTACGAACAATATCAAGTAATTGCTCCTGGTAAATCATACATCCATACGTTTCCTTTAAGATTGGCTCCATATCTGGATGGATATATGTAATTTTCTCTGGATGATGCTTGTACTCAATGAATTCTTCTAAAACATCCATTGCATCTGGTCTGTACAATGCCAATACAGCAGCTAATTCTTCCATGTTTGAGACTTGTAACCTAATCAACAAGTCCTTCATACCAGCACTTTCAACTTGGAAAACACCATTAGTCATTGCACTACGCAATAATTCATATGATCCTTTGTCCATTTCAAATTTTGGATTGTTAATATTTACATCAAACTCAGTTAACCCTGCGTCAATTTCAGCTTCTTTTACAGTGTTTAATGTGGCAACACCTAGAATATCAAATTTAATAATTCCAATTTCTTCAACGATACGTTTATCTACTTGAATGACGTGCTCTCCGTCAGTTCCAAGTTTCATTGCCATATAATCGCTAATATCTGTATCTACAATCCCCACACCACCTGCATGAGAAGATACTGTTTTTACTCTACCTGCAAGATGAGATGCAACGTCAAAAAGCTCTTCATATCTTGGGTTCTCTGCTAAATCTCTGTTATTCCATAAAGATTCTTCAATCGTGTCATATACAAATTTTTTACTTAATTTATCCATCTCGTGATAATTGAACCCTAAGACCTTGCCAACATCTTTGATTGCCACAATTGGAGTAATAAAACTGAAATTGATAATCTGGCATACCCTGTTTTCGCCATACTTATCGATCAAATATTGGATAATCTCATCTCGTGTGCCAACATCTGTATCTGTATCTGGCATTGAAATTCGCTCTGGATTCAAAAATCTTTCAAAAATCAGTCCATATTTGATAGGATCTAAGTCTGTAATTGTAATCGTGTAACACACTAAGCTACCTGCGCAACTACCTCGACCAGCACCAATTGGAATACCATTTTCTCTTGCGAAGTTGATAAAATCCCAAACAATCAAGAAGTATCCATCGAATCCCATTGAATGAATAATATCTAATTCGTAATCAATTCTTTCTTTTCTAAGTTTCTGCTCATCTTCTGGTAATTTATCGAATCCTCGTTTTACCCACCCTGTATCAATCAGATACTTTAAATAAGAATAATTATCTTCAAATCCTTCTGGTAATGGGAAAGATGGTAACTGAGGTGCTTGAAATGGCATGTGAATTTCATCAATTAAATCTGCAATCCTATCAGTTTCTTCAAGCCCTTTGGTCACTGCGTCTTCTCCAATTTGACTATCCATAATTGCATGAATTTCATCGTCAGATTGTAAATAACATCCTTCATAAATTTCTGCTGCGGTTTCAGTATCGTGAGCAAGCTTTACATGCCAGTTCTGATAATACAGATCTTCTTTTCTAGCAGCATGACTATCAGTTGTGATAATGTATGGTGTATTAGTGTCTACTGAAAGCTGTAAGATTTTCTGATTATATACCATTTGATCCTGATGTGAATGTGACTGCATTTCTAAATAAAAATGTGGAAAAATCTCTTTATATTCACGAACATATTCAACACATTTCTGATAATCTGGCTCTCTGGCAAGTTTAGATGCTAAACAAGCACTACTCACAACCAGATCCTTAGCATATGGTTTCAACGCATTCAGATCAATTCGTGGCTTGTAGTAAAATCCATGAAAATTTGAATCAGTTACCAATTGATTAATTGCTTTTCTACCATTCTCATTCTTTGCCAATACAATTAAATGGAAATATTTGCTATCCTTATTCTGCTCTGTCATATCAAAACATTCATAGAATTCAACTCCAAAAATCAGTTTTATATTCGGATATTTTTCATGAAGTTTGTCATAATAACACCAACTATACTCATTTCCATGTTCTGTGATAGCCAGTGCTTTTAGTCCTATCTCTTCTGCTCTTTGTAAGTTTTCTTCAGGTAATGCATATCCATCTAACAATGAATAATGCGAATGTGTATGTAATGAACTGCTCACTAACTTTCACCTCAATCCCAAATATCTTCGTCTAATTCTTCATCTGTTGTGATGCTCAGAACATTAATATCATCAACCGCAATTTGATATTGTCTAATTCCGTTAAAGATATTAGTCTGTGCAGTTCCTACTAATTCAAATGCAACTGTACCTTCGTCAGAAAAATCGTTTATAATCCAATCATAAATCTTATTTTTTTCATCACATCTAAACATCACGCATGGAATATCATTAATCTTGAATTGCATTGTATCCATTTTTTTACCAACAACATTAATCTCTTCCTTATTTAATGTAATATTCTTGACAGCAATCATCGGATCATCAATACCCTGCCCACGAATATCATCTAATTTAGACATTTCCTGTAGTAGTTCAAAATCTAATCTGCAAGCATCTACAATGAAATCAACTCTATAAGTTGCATCATATTTAATATCTTTCAGCTTGTCGTTTAATTCTGTGATTGCTTTAGAGATATTATCTGTCGAACATCCAAATGCATTGGCGTGACCTTTTGCCCATAAAAATGAATTTGTTTCGGATATCACATCTTTCAAACTATCAATCGGGCTATGGTCTACATTCCTTGCACTACCACTCATTTCTACTAATCCTGTTTCTGGATTAATATGTTTTCGTAATAACAAGCATGGTCTGTTCATATCTTCAGCAATCTTAATAGCAACCAATCCTGTCAAACTGCTATCTAATGTTTCTGTAACATCAAGAATAGTAATCTTACTATCTTTATCTTTTTCTGCCTCTTTCATAATAATCGGAACCATCTTTTTCTTTTGACGATCCTGTTTGCCTTTAGCATTTTTGCATAATCGAGCAGCACGATCGTAAATATTCTCTTTGATTACTTCCGCAGGGTTGTTTTTTGTTGCTCTTTTCTTATAGTCAAATACCTCATAGTCTTCAATAAATGCTCTAAAAACTAATTCTTTATCTTTCAAAGAACCAAATCGTACCATACCATTGATAATTGGAACGATATACCACTGAACATTATGAATATTAACAATACTATGCATTGAATAATCTTGTGCATTGATCAGCGCTTTGAAGCATTCATTCTGAATATTCTGTATTCCTTTATTGACTAAACGACGTGTTTCAAAGGATCTCATATCCATCACATCACCAATATTGGCTAATGCACATAAATCTAAATAATCATCTGCATAATTAATCCATAATTCATCATCCATTGCCTGTAAAAATCTATAGACAATCCCAGCCCCACATAAGTCTTTATTTCTATATCGTGGACTACACTGATTATTTACAATTACAACTTCCTCTGGCATTATTTCTTCAGATTCTTCTTTTTCATGGTGATCAAGAATTACAATCTGTACGCCACGATTTACAAGTTCAGTACACTGTGTTACATCGTTGGTGCCTGCATCTGGAATTATTAAAAGTTTTACGTCTTCAGGTATAGTAATATCTTCACTTAATCCGTGAGCTTTTGCTTTTTTATGCAATAAGTAACAAATGCTACTCTTACCATCATAAAGTTCATTATTAATGCGATTTAAGTACATATATGCCATCGAAGCCGAGCAAAATCCGTCTACGTCCTCGTCAATTAAAATACCGATTTTATGTCCATTTTCAAGTGCAAAAATCGTTGTATTTACTGCATTTTTGATACCCTCTAAATCGGCATAATCTTGAATTACGCTATCATCGAGGTTTAAATACGTTTCATAATCATCAATCCCTCTATTTCTTAAAATTTCTGGCACAACATTAGAGGTATCATTTGTGCCACCTTCATATAATTTGTATTTTATATATATAACCTGCCTGTTCTTATTTAAGTGTATACAAATAGTTATTTAACAATAGTTCCCATTTTTTAGGGTCATCAGTAGGTGATTCTTTTTCATCAAGGATTCCTTCTTCTGAGTTATCCATAATGTATGAAATCGGAACTCCATCAATAAAACGATCGCCAAGCTTTTGAATCTCTTCTAACTCAACATCTTTGTCAAAAATAAATACTACTTCAACTCCGAGTCTTGTTAACATGTCAATTTGCTGTCTTGAAACTTGCTTGCCGCCAGTCGCCACAACATTTTGATATCCATATGACCATAGCTGCATGACAGCTTTTTCTGCTTCAGCAACATATACTCTTCCAGCCCTTTCTATATAAGGTAGAGTTTTATTTAATCCATATAAGATTCTTTGTCTAGCGCATGGCTCAATATATAAATATTTCAAATCATGTTTATCTAACTCTTTCTCAAACAATCGTCCTTTAACACCTACCAAATCACCAATTTCAGAAAAAATAGGTATTGTAATTCTGTTTGTATCTTCGTCATAGCCAATATTAAATTCTTTCTGTGTTAAATAAGTAATATGATCTTCATAAAACAGATCATTAACATAGTCCTTATAATAAGAAAGAATTCGTTTTGAAATTGGCTTGACTGGCTTATCTTCTTCAGTTTCTATATTTTCTTTCATATCATGTATTAATTGAGTAATCTGCAAACTTTCTGGCAGTTGCTCATCAAAATCATGATAGTAATCTATGCCAATCAAATTGGCTAGATATTTTAAACCGTCTGGGAAAGACAGACTTTTTGTAAAACATACCAAGTCAATTAAATCTGTCTGTCTTTCTTTTGCTGTCATTTTTCTTGTATAATTTGTGCAATTTAGGTTTTCGTTGTTATATGTAATAACTGCGGATTCATTATCCCCATCTTTATTTGCACAGCTCCAATATCCAGACGAATGATATTTAATATGATGACAGCCTATATCTTTCAGAATATTTTCTACATAATTGTTGTCGTATATATATTCTTTTAGCTGTGCTACGTCCATAACCTACGCTCCGTTTTTCTCTCGTTTTATGACATATCCTATTTCATCCCAAGTGTTTAAATCCAAATTAATCTCAAAAATTGGAATAACATTCTTGTTACCGCCTCGATTTTTGTCAACTTTAATGCAGAAATACGTCTTGTCCTTTTCTAGATCGTGTGCCTGTGGCTCTCCCCAATCACTAATTGACATATACTGGTACTTGTAATATTCGTCAGGATGTAACCTTTTACCAAGCATTAAGATATCAGCAACGTGCTTAATCTGTTTTGCGTTAGCAATATTATTACTACTTAACTGGAATATATCTGTGTACACTGTGTCATCTGTTAACTGGAATACAGAAAAACAAAACATATGGATCTCTTTCATAAGCTCTTTAATTTTTGTGGCTGTCTGTTTCACCGTTTGCCAATCATCAATACGATAACCTTTTAACGTGTCATAACCACAATATTTCACATCATATAACATACGATGTTTTCTAAATTCAAACTCTAATGCCGAATCTGAGTAATCAGAGCCAACATCTTTGAAATATAATTTTCCTTGACGTTTCTGATCTACCCATTTTGCAACTTGCATAACTTTTTGAAACTCATCTGACGTCGTAGCTACTCTATGTTTGTACTCCTCTTCTGTTTCAATAAAGTCGCCATTTTCATTTGTTTTTCTTTCAATCACATTGCCATTGTTATCTCTGTAAATACCGAGAACTATTTCTTCTTCTGGTTTTTCAATATCAACCCCATGAAGCTCTTTAAAACATTTGTTATTGATCACTGTAACGACTAAGCAATTTCGTAAATCATCTTCGTCCATCTCGTTACTGAGTAATAAAAATTTCTCGTCCATTGCCAATACGATATATGCGATCAACAACATCATATTTCTTGATTTTCCTTCATTACTTAAGAATCCATTGAAAATTACCTTTCCAAGTCGACACCCTCTGAACATCTTATTGAGAATCGCCCAAGGTAACGGAATTCCTAAATCTGGCTTTGATAAAAATGACTCAACCTGTGATTCAACACCACTATTCAACAAGACAGAATCTTCGCCTGCACTAATAACAGTGTTAATTTTATCTGCTTGAGATCGAATCACTCTATAAATATCTTTTGCTTCCCATTTTTCAAATAATCTATGGTTTAAAATTCTTTGAACAGGATATCCATTTCTGTCATACTCTCTTACAAGAGAATATTTCTTAACGAGATTATAATATTTTTTAAAATCATCACAATCTGCAACCTGCATCCATGATGAAATTGTTTTCCACCCTTTGTATCTTTTATATGTCCTAAGTCTTTCATCTGATTGACTCATGAACATATTTACCTTGTCTTCCTCAATCGTCTGAGTAAATGTTTTGTACATAATCTCAAACATATCATAGAAGAATTTACATGCCTCATCACTGAAATCATACTGACTTCTCATATATCCACCGTAAGAAACATATAAATCTGGTTGTTTATACAAGGCACCGATAAACATCATTTCACTCTGAATGTTAGTTACACTTTTACGTTCTACTGTTTCTTCTGTCAATCAAGTCCCTCACCAAAAATATCACTTAAAATGTCATCCATGTTATCGTCTTGTGTGGCTGTTACTACAGTTTTTTGAGTTGTGATATTATTTGTTTCAACAAAAGATTTTGCAAATTTTTCATTATTCTTTTTGTCTACTTCATTTAATTTCTGTTTCTCTTTCCATCGTAAATAACTATCATATTTTCCCACTAAAACCGCTAAATCATAATTAACCTGGTGTGTTGGGTTATCTTTATCCATCGTTCCTTTTTGTATTAAAAATGTTCGATTTTTCTTAAGATATTTCATTTGACGCTTCCACATATCTAAAAGGTCACTTGGCGGAATTGGTTTCGCCAAACCACGATATGTACCTTTGTAAATGCTTTTCAATTTTGTAAAAACATATGCTGGTACAGAACCAATGTAATTATAATTATCAAGAATAAACCGATATACTTTGTCTTCTAATAATCTTGGTTCAAGTAACAATCGTGCTTTCTGATTATATTCGTCAATCTTAGATAATGCAGATAACCATTTATCATGTTTAGTATTTTTGGATAATAATTTTGCTTCACACATTTTTCGGAAACATTCTTTGTGATAATAACTATTGTCATATTTAACAATCTCTTGTACTTTATCTAAATCAAGTTCAATTACTTCTTTACAATAAGCACATTTTACTGTTAAAACATCTGCCATACTACAGTTACTCCTCACTTAATATCTAAGGATCAGACAGCCCAAAAGGGCTGCCACATAAATCCTTTTATGATAAAACTTCCTCAATCTTTTTCAACTGTCCAAGATCTTTAATTCGTGTAATTGTAGTAGGTAATCCTTCTTTCACAAGCTTGTCTTTCATCTCCTGTTTCTCTGGAGGTGTCATCTGTTTAATCATATTAATAATTCGCTTTCTAACTGCCTCAACAGAATCTTCATTATTGGAAACTCCGTCATTAGTTACACCAGATTCTTCTTTTTCTGCTTCCTCTTCTGAAACTGGCTTACCTGCTTCTCCAAGAATTTCTCTCTTATAGATTTTCTGTTCAACATCAACTGCTTTTGTGAGGGCATTACCTAGTGTAAACTCTTTGTTACCAACAGAATTGTCAATAACTTTCTGCCATGCTAACATCTGTGGATCTTCAACAATTTCATTCTTTTTATATGTATGTGTTCTATCTTTCACAATCTGTGCACAAACCATGTCAGTTTCATCATCAACGAATGTACGAATTACTGTTTTTGCATTGTAATCCATACCCTTGAACCCATCAATAATCTTGCGACCTGTAGTAACAGTTTCTCTCTTACCATCAATCATCTTAGATTCGGTCTCATCTTTTTCTCTTGCTGTTACAACACAATGTACCCCAGAAGCTAATAAATCAAGAATTAAATCCTGACCTTTAAAGTTTACAGTCTGGTAATCTTTTAATTCCATACCTGATCCTTCAATTTTAACAAGTCTAGCTTCACCTGTCATATTTGCAGCATCCGCTTTTACACGGTTTCTTTTTTTAGAGAACTCAATTAACCCCTGTTTTGTGGTCAGATTTAAGATTGTTGATCCATCTACGACAATTGCATCAGCTCTAAATGGAAGACCATCTGCATCTAAAACTACATCGTCAGTTTCTTCTCCTTTTTCGTTAAGCTCATAGAAGTCGCTATTTGTTTTCACCGTATCAATATAATATCTAACTTCTCCTAAACTCTGAGTGTATACAATATAAATATTTTCAAGATTTACACCATTTGCCTCTAATTCTGGTAAATAATCATCAATACTTCCTGATTCAGAGTCTAGATATAAGATTCTGAAAGGCTTTCCATCTGGTCGTTTAAAATATGCTAACTGCATTGCCAGTGTACTCTTACCAGTGAAAGATTCTCCATAAATAATAGTCATCAACTTACTCTGTGTTTTTGCTGCTTTTCTTGCTTTTGCCAAATGTAAAACTCCTTTATGTATATATTATTTTGTTATTTATTTGTGAAATGATTTAGAATTGTTCTTACCAAACATCGCCTTCAGTATCATCTGAAGAATCATCAAAACCAGATCCCCATTCATCATCTGTAGAAGAGCTACTTGTCTGTTCGTCATCAGACTCACCGAAATCACTTCTTGCTGCTTCTGCCTTTTTAATAGCTTCAATCGCTGCATCAATTGCTTCTCTGGTGTATGTTTCTGCATCAATACTATCTTTGCTTGCGCCAGTGATAATAAGTTCTTTTCTTGCAGAATCTACGACTCTCTTTGTAGGATCTGCTTCTCCCCATCCATCATCTTCTACTTCAACTTCTTCTGTCTGAATTTCTGTCTTAATATGTCCCCAAACTTCAATAGATGAATATGGCTTAACATTCTTCTTAAAAGTTTTTGCTAATTTCTTATTTGTCATATAGAATTCAGCATCATCAACAGATGAATAACCAATAATCTTTCCATAAACGATAAAACGTCCTGTTGGCACATCATCTTCTTTTTCCTGTTCAATATTTGTAAAAACCATTGTCTGTTTAAAATCAGATCTTACTTTATGCTCCTCATCATCAAGATCAATTTCTTTACTTGTTAAACTAATCTGTGTTGGAGACATTCTTGACCACTGGCGTTTAGTTCCGTTTTCCCCAGTAAAACTTCCATATTCAATATCTCCTTTAATGAATACACTCTGGTTATCTGCCATGTGTTCTGAAGCATATTTTGTTAAATCAAATGGATCTAATACCAGTTTTTTGTTAACGACCTGTCCTTTATCATTAGTCTCTTTCTCAAGACCAACCCTTGAACCAATCAATGACCAATCATCTCCAAGCCCAAGCTCCTTAACAGATTTAAAACGGTCAGCCCAAGGAATATCCTTAGTTTTGTATGTAGTTTTTTTACCGTTCTTTTCTCTTTTAAGGAAATAAACTTTTGGTTTTTCAAATGCCTGGATTTTACATTTAACTTTTACGTCAGGTTCTACCTTAACTCCGAAAGATAACGTTCGTTTATCTTTGCCTTTCTGCGTTTTACCTTCCTTGTAAAAGTCGTCTTTTGCACAATCAGTGATTAATCCTTCTAACTGAAATGTACCTTTAGTTTCTGGTAAGTTGAAAAGTCTTTTAGATTTTGTGTTTTCTGCCAAATAAATTTACCTCTTTCTGTTATTAAATTTGTTTAGTTAGTTTTTAGTTTGTAAATAAGTCATCAATTTATATCCACTGTCAACTCTGCCAAAGCCAACAGGAACAAAAAATAATTTTATCTGATCGTCTTATATTGCTATAATCGTTCTAGTACATTTATAACAAATGCGTCAAAAAAATAATAAAAGCAAAAAGCTTTTTTGAAATTATAAGGATGGGATTAATTTATTTTTAATTTTTTTCAATTGATATTGAATTGCTTGATATGTAACACCAATGGTATTTCCTATTTCTTCGTTCGTATACCCTTTTGCCTTTAAATTAATAATTAACCTGTCCTTATTATTTAGTATTCGCATTTGTTCATCAAAACACAAAAAGAAAATTAATTTTTTTTCATTATTTTTTTTATCAGATAGCAAAAAGAATATTCTTTTTCGTCTTCATCTAAATCATTCATTAACTGATTGTACGATAAGGTAAGTCGTTCATCTCTTTTATCTGCAAATCTCCATCGAGTATATGCTATAATTTCTTTTTGCATACATTTATATGCATATGTAGAGAATGATTTAGCTTTGGATTCATCATAATCAATTGCTGCCTTACACAACCCAATGGCAGCGAATCCATAATAGTCATCAAAATCTTGTCTGCGGATACCGCATTTTGTCATAGCAGAGTAAATCAAATTATGATTTTGTTCTACCAATTTTCTCTGTTCGTCATTTAATTTCAACGACATTTTCTCCTTTATTTACTTGTGTTTATATAGTTTATCCCTTGTAAAAAGGCTCCCATTGTTTAGGTGGGAATTTGTTTAATTTCCAGTCGACAGGATGGTTATAGACGACATGACATATTTCTCTAGCTCCTCCATCCTGTAATTCTAAAAATGGACATGTACTGCTACAGCCACAACAATCTTTGTGAAGAGCACAAATATCTTGAATTGTTTTTAGCGCAACAGCCACTGCTTCTTCTGTATACTCTCCATAATTTTTCTCAAACATATACACACCTCCTACTTTTCAAATGCTCGCCACGTAGTATCTGGATTGTCTGCAATACTCCAATTATCAGGCTCTAAATCTGTAATTGTACACGTATCATTATCTTCGATTCTCGTGCATAAAGGGCATTGCTTACACCGATCTCTATCGACAATATTACTCTGATAATATTCGCATGTATCCTGAATTACATGCAATGCATTTAAAATTTCTTCAGATGTATGTAATTTACTTTTCTCCATTATATTTCTCCTTAATTGTATCAATTGCAAACTGCAACGCCTCATCTTGAATTGTTGTATAATCATTTACGGAAATCATATCATTTAATACATGGATGTACTGTGCCGCATTGATTTTAGTAGATAATAGGTTTTTGGAATCTCGATTCTCTATGTCGTTCACAGTCAGTGTGTCGCAAGCATTAATACACGAATTTACCAATTCGTTCCATAGCGAAAAAACAAAATATCTCGCTGCAATCGGCTGACATTTTAGTTCATCAACTAGCGGTTTCGTCAGTTGAAACGTATCAAGTAAACTACATATATTATAATATTTTCGAAGTATATGATCTCGCTTATTTGATTCAACCTCATTCATTGGAAGTGTTAAACTATCTCTTAATTCTTCTAACTGCCCGTATGTAAACACTTTATTATTTTCTTTCTTCACTCTGTCTTTCCCATTCCTTTCTCCAATAATCATCTTCTTTGATATTGCCAAGTTTAACATATTGACTGGGCTTGATTTCCCCTAAGTCAATCATATCAGAACTATAAACAGATAACATCTGCCACGCCAAATCTTCATCATTATAAATAATCAAATATACGTCTTCGTCGTCGTCGACCAATTGTACAACATCATTTTCAAACTCATTTTCTCTGCCAGTTGATCTACAAATAGTATCTAATTTGACTTGACTAACATACATGTCACTTTCGTCTTTATGATTTTCTGGTTCATCACTTGGAAATAACACGAGTCCTTTACCAATATGTGTGCCAGTGATCCATTCATTGGTGAAACAATTCTGTGCCTTGCAATACATTACTTGATTTTGATAGGTTTGATTCATTGTTAAATTCCCCTTTCGCTCTTTTGTAATCCGATATACTCTGTCCATAGCTTCCATGTTATGATCATGTACCTCTGGAATAAAAATTTCCTTTCCACAAATCTTACAAATGCCATATGTCTCTGCAAACGAAATTCTTTCACCCATCATTGGAACAATTGTAAATCTTGTTTCAAGTTCATAATCAACCAGCTTTCGACAATATGCGCACAAAAGTTTCTTCTCCATCTGCATCACTCTCCTAACTCAATACCGCAAATTTCTTTTGCCAGTTCTCGTACTGCAACACGACTTACCCAATCTGTCTGCCAACCATTTATATGTGGTGATGACCAATTTGTGAGATCATTGTCATACATAAATTTCAGCAAATCTTCTAAGGTATGAATGTCTTTTTTAACCTCATTTACCTTGCCATAAAACTCTCGTTTTAGAACCGCTTTTATTTCTGATTCAGTGCGATATATCTCTTCTAAAAGAACCATATATAAACCATGTGTTATACTGTCTTGTATCATTATATATGTTAGATCGCCAAGACATTTAATCTCCGTAATAATTCCAGACTTAACAGTATATGGTTCACCGTACCAAGCAAAATACACTTCGTCTCCAACTTTGAAATCGCCCATCTTTATCACCTCTTTCTAGCACCAAGCCCATAGAATTAGCTCAATTAAGAATACTACATGTAACATAATCCAGAAAAGAAATACCGCATGGACAGGTGAATCCCAATTGTCCGAGTCATCACGAGCAGTAATTATGAACCAAACCCAAGCAGCTACATACAACAATACGCACACAGCAATTGAAAATATTCTGATTGTTAATTTAACATTATCTATCATTGCATCCTACTATTCATTGACTTCAACTGGCTCTAATTTGTCTTTATTTTTAACAAAATCCAACATGACTTCTTCTTGTATATCTTCATATAATTTGTCATAGTATGTTTTCTTTAATTTAAAAAATGCTACTTTCAAATCTTCACAATAAAACCTACCTCTTTGCCCATTTTTAATTTGCCGATAAGGATTTTCAGGGTGCTCATACACAACAGAAATTGTTCCATCTCCATCATATGTAGTCTCCATCGAAATACTACCACTCTTAAGAGCATGATACATAACCTGATTATCTTCAATAAAACCATATGGATGCCACTCATAATCATCAGGAATAACAGTTGGTTCAATAACATCAAAATATTTTTCCAATTCATCTCCTGACATCACGCCAAGATGTACTCCATCTACACCAAATCTAAAATTAATAACATTTTCATCTGTATCAATCTTAACAATCTCACATACCTCGCCAAGATTATCGAAGCATCCCATTGATTTCTTTAATTTAATCTTATGATCTGTTGTCAATTCATTAATATTAATCATGCTGCCACCTTACCTTTCTTACTAAAATGTTTATTCCATGCATCAACCGCTTCTTGTTGATCGGCAGTTAGAGGATCATTGAATCTTTGCAGTGCTTGTACGATTCGTCCATTTTGTATTTCAATCGTCACTAACGATTTGTTTGGTTCTTTTACTCTTCTCAAGAACATAATATGGCATTCGCCATCAATGACTCGATCTATGTAACTTGCCACACAATTATTCTGCTGTACCGCTTCGTCTTTGATGTCTTGAGTGGAGTCTGGATAAAAGAATCTCAGTCCTTTATATGTAAATTCGTATTCTTTATTAATACGGCTCTTAAAGACTTCTTCCGAAAATTCTTTTTGTAATCTTTTGTAATTTCTTGTGACAATATCCATTGTTGTTTTGAAATGTCTTGGATATCTATCAAATTTATGACTGATTGCGTCCATCATACGGGCATAATCACGCAATTCTCTGAGCAACCAATTTATAGCAACAATTGCTTCAAACGTCATTATCTTATCCATATAAACAAATACATCTGCGAGATTATATCCATAATCCTTATTTAAAGACGTTAATATTTCCATATAATAACCTGTGCTACGATTAGCAAAAAAGAACATTAAGTCGGATTGAGTCACTGTCATATATTGTGTTTGAAGAATTGTTTGAACATAATCTGGATATTTTTTGTAAAAATCAACAAACTTGTTATTTAATAAGCGGTTCGTCTTCACACCAATACAATAATTTCTTAACCATTTTGGTACTTCATTAATTGAATATCTGAAATCTTCTGCAATTTGTTTGTGCGTAAACCCTATAGCGAAGAACTGCTCACATACTGAATATTGACTTGCATATTCAAACAAAGTTCCCAAATTATAATCAATGAAGCCACATGTAGTTCTTCCCATTTCACAATTTCTTCGCCAATTTACATATTTTAGAAACTCTGCATAATGTGGATCGGACACAAACAATTTATCCAATTCATCAGCTGAATGTCCAGACAGAATATTATTTAAAGCTTTCACTTTCTTACCACTTTTGCCATAACAATCACCATTTGATAAATCATATTTGCAAGTTTTACCATCATCCAGATGGAAAATAATAAACTTGCCTTGTTTTTCTGCTGTAATAGTGTTTCAACTCCTTTTCTACCACAATATATAGTATATAATATTTATAGGCATACTATATATTGTGGTTATTTTTAACATCAAATTCCTATTTTATATCATTGCATTTACACCCATGCTCGAATACTACTATGATTCATCCTGAGATAAAAGTCATATATATATGTACATAATTTTTTCTCATCGTCAAATATCTTGTCAGACATTTGCACCCACCAAGCATGCAATCTTTTCTTTTCTGTATTCAAAATCAGTACAGGAATATGACGTTCATATGCAATTGCAATCTCCATAGATGTACCAATGCTCTTCGGATCATTCGCATTTACCACAACAAGATCACTATTTCTAACAAAATTTGTATCAAATCTCATTACTTCTTTTTCTGTATCATGTAACTCTGTTTGAAAATTGTAATAATCAACGGGGTTAATAATGTTGACTTCTTTCATATTAACATTAAGTATTCTACGCATAGCAATAATTTGATTGCAAATTCTTTCTCTCCAAGTATTCTGTTCTTCAAATGATAAATCCTGCATACCGCCTGCAAGATAAATCTGAAATACATTATTTTGCATTTAATTTCTCCTCCACTTTCTTTGTTAAATAATCCAAAATATCTTTATCTGTTTTAAATGCCTGAGTATCTTTCATAATCCTCTCAGCACTGAGAATACATTGATTCATCTTTTTAAAATTATCCACTGTAATATGTGAGAAGAATCTGGAATCTTCTTTAACAGAGGTAGGGTTCTCACCTATCTTTGTATAATGAAATTCTTCACAGATCAGTAGCATATCTTTACTACTTGGGACTCCACCCATTCTAAATGAAAAATTAACCACATGCTGAATTACTTTTGGATTACATTTATTCTGCCAAAAATCTCCAATATGTATATCCATTATTTTCTTTCTCCTTTTACAATATAGGACTCAATCAATCCTTTCTTTAGTCGGTCATTCATATCCTGAATCGCTTCCTCAATTGTCTTAAATTTGCACGAACAAATATGCTCTTTTGTCAAATTAACAAACGAATATGTGCCATCGGCTTTATTCTTAAAAATAACAACTACTGATTCTTCTCCATTCGGCTTCTTAACGATAAATCTGAGCGCGCCTTTTGCTACTTTATTCGGCTTCTGTTTTTGATATTCAATACAGATATTATAATCCGTTCTTGAGCCTCTACGGACTGCATATGCCTTTTTAATCTTATGATCTTCATTGTCTGATGCAACATAATATCCTGCCGTATCATATTCTAATTGTTCAATACGCTTCGCATTATCATAAATATTGATATATCCCCAATCCCCAACTCTTGTTTGCATCATTTCTTCAATAAATTCTTTAACGGTATATTCCTTGTCAAATTTTACATCACTTTTCAACAAATTAAACATCTCTACCACCCACTTTCTTATTAAATGTTTCTTGTAAATTTAACCAAAACTGTCCATCATTAGCAAATCCATAATGATCTGCCATTGCTTTTGCAAATTCTTTTGTAACACTTTGTGACCCGTCAATCAGCCCTTGCACATAATCGACATCCATACCGATTTTACTCGCAAGCTGATAAGGAGTTATACTGCAAGATTCAATAAATTCTTCTAAACATTCACCAGGATGAAAAGCAATTTCATCTCCAATCTTTACATACATATCACACCATCTCTCTCACAATTCGTTCATTTGTTGTTGCCAGAAAATCATTAATACGATTCCAGTCTGGTTCGTCTGGTAAGGTTGTAGTTTTAAATGCGTTTTCAAAAGCTTGATAAAATACATCAAATAGCTCCCCAAAATCATTAGATGGAACAAATCGTTTGAATATATGATCAGTTGCTCTTCCTTTGATCATCATACTACTACAATAAACTCCATCTCTCAGTAATAATAAAGCTCGTCTGAGAAGTTCAAAATTGTAAGTTTGCATTGTAGATGTTTTCAATAACGCTGTTCCGTTATGCATTACTCTAATTACATGCATCATAGCCTTGCAAGCCTTTTTCCTTACCAAATTAATCTGATCTTCTGTTAAAACAGTTGCGTCATAACTTCTGACAGTTTGTTCGTTCAAAGCCTCTACACATCCATCAAATGCATACCAAATTTTCTTAGATAAAAACATATTTCGATTTTTAATTAGTTCCATACCTATATCAGATATATACAAATAACATTCTGGACGATTATACAACAGTTCTAATGTTGTAGGATTACCTTTAGCACATAGGTCGACATATTTTTTTAATGTATACATTACCGTATCAGTATCCTTTTTGGTATCCACCAGTTTCGTGCTGTCATTCAACAAAATCTCTCTTTTATCACTAAGAAAAACACCACGTAAATCAATGTCCGAATCCTCTGTATTTGTTCCGTAGGCATAACTTCCACCTAACGTGAGAAAAGCGATTTTGTGCGGATAATCTCGCAAAAAGTCATACTCTGTAGACGAGTTTATGTAATCCTTTACTTCTTCAATTGTCATGGTCTCACCTCTCTTAACCACATAATGCTTTCTTAAACTGTACAATATTTTGACTAACCCACTGATGAGTGATTCCAAGTTGATTTGCAATTTGTCTTTGTGTTAAACCTTTCTGTTTTAAAACAATAATCTTTTTATTTCTCGGTGCCAATTTATCAAACTCATTTTGAAAATGTACCTTTGTAAGTACCTCATCTTCTACGTTATCCCCACTCATCAGTGTTGTTCCGATTGTAATATCATCTTCTGGTTCATATCCTGCCAATGGCGTATCTAACGATTCAGCATTCCTATTCATTTTTTCGGTTGGTCTGTGCCATTTTGTATAATATTGATTCACTTCTGAACGTAATACCCAGAAGCGATATGTACCAAAAGTTCCTTTAGACTCGTCCCATTTTAATGCTGCTTTACAAATTGCCATACGACCAAGATCCATATATGTATCAAAATCTGTAAACTTTGTAAAATATTTTTCATGTAAATGCCAAATTAAAGAATAATTATCTTCAATCAGCTTTCGCTGTTCATCATTTAATTTCTTCACATTTTTTATCCTCCTGTTCTTTAATGAATTTTTGTACTTCCTCTACATAGCTTAATTCAAAATATCTTTCAATATACCCGCCCATTGGAACTCCAGTATATTTAAAATTAGGAATAGTTTCTTTTAGTTGACCACAAACCTCGGATCTAAATGTGTTTGTATATTTTTTCAAATCATTCATGGAATATGTTTGTTTAAAATATGGCATATCAAGAGTGTTAAATAGTCTCCATAAAAAACTACTATTTCTATACTTTGTTAACTTACTGTCACGCAATACATCCATAAAATCTCTCATAAATCGGATTATCTTATCAACATCTTTTGATGCTAATTCAAATACTAAATTTTTTGATTCATCATAATATGTATAATCATCATATTTCGTATTTGAATAAATCTTGTATACCTCATTTTCGCCTGATAGATTTGCTGATATATTATTAACACTCAAAACTTTGCCATTTTTCATAACTATTTCATTGCTACACAATATCGCAGGAGATGTTATAGAGAATTTATCCAATAAAACATATTGTGGGTTATGATTGAAATAGGGATTATGATTGTCAAAATTACCAAACATATCTGACAGCTCAATCCAATCTTTATTTTTCAATGAATCAATTTCCGTCCATTCATCTCCAAGACAAATACCACGAACTGTTTTTAAAACTCTTTTACCATAAATTTCAACATCGGCTTCCCAATCTGGATCTCTGTGTTTACTAAAAGCAAGTTCAATTTCTCTTGTATTTTTCCTTGACATACATCACACTCCTAACACATATTTATCACTTCTGAACCCAGCTGCATTTGGATGACCGCCACCACCATATTTCACAGCAAGCTCATACACATTTACTTTATCCTGTTCTGCGGATCGTAGCTGGTATTCCCACATACTTCCATTGAATGAAAAACCGATGAACATATCGTATTTAGAAGCGTCAATAGATTCGAAGAAATCAGAATTGATTAATGCTCGATTGATTGCATAGACTTTATGCCCTTCAAATATGGTTTCAAAACCATATGCTCTAAGATATTGTTCTGCATTTGCTGCTAAATACTCAATAATTGATAAGCCATCTGCTATCATATCACCAATAATTTTTGCTGCTTCATAAATTCCTTGATCTTTATTTAACGTGTTTAGCAAAGGACTTAACGCATCAAAATCATACGATTCAAATGCATAGTGAAATGCTTTTACGAATTGTTTTGACGTTTCACCAAAATAAAATGTATCCCACATGGCTGTATATTCTACCAGTTTTGGATAATCTGCTTTATATTTATATATATTGAGTAATCTTTTTACATTTTTCTCATCCGTCCTCTCAATTTGCTCCCAATTTTCATCACACATATATTTAAAATATAACCATGTCAAATTCGCTCCTGAAATACCCGCTCCAGTAATTCTGATTCCTTTTACATCACACTTGAAATCTTTATACGTTTCAATCGTAGACTGATGATGGTCGATCCAAAATACATTCTTTGTAATACTGAGCAACTGCCACATCTCTTCTGGCTCAATACTGTAGTCTACAATAAACACAAATTCATCCTGCTCAATGTCATGAAACGGGAATTTCATACCGTAATTAATTTTTCGGAAGTCCTCTGGTTCAAATGCTAAACCTCGCTGTTCACAAGCTTTTCTGACGTAGAATCCAGACACGATTCCGTCTTGATCAACATGATAAAAACACTTCATTATTTTTCCTCCTTTATCTGCTCACCTTTATTAATTGACTCAACATATATTTCCCAGTCATCTGCATATACATCTTCCGCAAGAGGTATCCAAACTTCTGCGTTTTCTTTATCAAATAAAAAAATAATTGAATCTGGCTTATATTCACCCATATCATTACACTCAAAATAAACATTAGTTAATTCTGACGAATAAATTTTCAAATACTTTTCCTTTCCCCAAATGCCTCTTCTTATAGTCGTTTTGTCTTTTTTTATTGCAGTCATTGCTTTTATAAAATTCAATTAATTACTCACCTCTTCCTTTTACTGTTAAAATCCCATCCTTGCTCAACCCAATCATTTGCGAAAATATCCTCTTGTGTAGGCAACCATCCCAATGTTATAACTCCATTTTGGTCTCTACATAAGAGTGGTTTCATTTTATATTTTTTATCAAATGGAATAATCTCATTTAATTCTTCTTCGCACATCATAAACACATAATCATAAGTTGTTCGTGTCTTCTTCCACGAACTACGACGATACAATTGTCTTGGATTAATTTCCATATTTTGCATCATCATTTCAAACGACATTCCTTGTTTCTTTTTTGCCATTGGCATTCTTTCTCCTCTACAATTTTTACTTTATGACCGAGTTCTTTTTCGATTTCTGCAACCGTCATTTCTTTTGGCGGGGATAAACTCATATTTAAACTATCAATATCAGATTCCATATTCCAAACGCTTCTATAGATCAATCGTCCTATCAAAATACAAATTGCTCTCTTAACTTCATCTGCCGTCGGTGGATAATGATCTAATGATGAAATAATATGTTTGTAATTTTCTTCATTTAATAAAACACGTTTAGAATCGAGGGATGTATTCTCTTCTTCCCGTGATTCAATATATAAGAAGTGGTTCATTATATCTCTCCTTTCTCAATTTCTTCTTTAATAATTCTATATGAAAGAGCCTCTTTTGACTCTTTATCATTGATTCCATTTCTTTCTAACAGTGCGTCCAATTCCTGCGGACTCAACCGATCAAAGAATCGTTTTATCTCTTGTTTTTGTTGTTGTCTCGATTTCATTTTTTGTTTAAATTCCTTTAGTTCTGTTATTGTTTATAGTTGTCAAACATTACATGAAGCATAGAAAAATACCATATAGTTTTGTACCCATGTTATTTTTAATAGTTGTCAAACCACCAAATAACATAAATCCGACAAAATAACATAGATTTTAGTGAGTGCTATAACAAATCTCACTTTTGACGTACTCAAAAACTATTTGAGCAGAATATTTTTATATTCCCAAAACACACCAAATATTTTAAAATTTTTATTTTGTTTCTTAGCCATATCTACTTCACTACCTTACCATCTGGCATTATAAATTCCCAATACCCATCACTATTTTCAACTTCTTTTGGCTCTTCTTTATCTATTTTCTCCATCAACTTCTGCGCTCGTTCAATATCTTCTTTTGTCCAATTTTCTACTTCGTCAATCAAACCTTGCAAAAACTTCAATGATTCTTGTTTACTCATGAGTCTTATTCCTCACATTTTCTACCATATAGTAAGAATCCAAGATCTCGTATTCTACCTATCTTACGATCATCCTTGTTTTCAAAAAATTCTAAAGAGTAAATATCACGATTAGAGATGTTTACTGGTTTGTCAAATTTAACGGTCATATATCTATACCCATATCTACGACCAATCTCATCTGTTCCGATGCGAGTAATTGTACCTTTGTCGTTATTTCTAACCAAACCTCCTTTAGCCGCTGGCTTCATTCTATAAATATAAACTCTATCTCCGACCTTTAGCATTTACTTACCTTCCATTTCTTCATAAAGCTCTCTAAATTTTCTAAAATCATCCGCACTACCACCATTGTCTGGATGACTTTTCTTCATTGCATACTTCACTGCATCCTTAACATCTGAACGAGTTTCTTCCTTATTATATGTACCATTTTCTTTGTCGTTCGCATCAGCCATGAATGACATTTTATCTAAGATCAGATTTACATTTGTCTGTCTCATCCGATCTAACTTTCTTTCATATCTTAGAAATACAATCACTCCAACGATACAAAACCCAATGGCAAACTCAATATTAGCTCCCATATTAATCACCTCCCTTTACATAAAACTCAGATTTTACTCTATTACATATCTTTTCTCACAGCCACATTTCTTGCAGCGATAAACCTTCTCACATCTATAAGGTTTTGTAGATCTGTCGCCATAATATATTGCAGACTCAAATATCTGTTCCCAATCATGTTTACAGAAACAAGACCTGATATACCAAATTAATCTTCTCATTTAATACCTTGCACCTCATATTTCACTCAATAAGTCTTTCACAATTACTCGATCTTCGTCTTTAACTTTTTTTGATTTTGTTGTTGCCATAAACTCTAACCACTCTTTTCTCATTTTCTTTTCGTCATCATTTAAGTGTTCGATTACAATTAATTGCTTAGAATTAAGTTTGTCGTGACTAGAAATATAGTTATTCCATCCGTCTTTCCAAAACAACTTGTTTGAGATAACTAATGCATATCCCATCAATGTTTCTCCATTTACTATTCTTGATCTAAAACACAGATTTCCATTTTCAATGGGATTATTTCTCATATCTTTCATTCTTCATCACCCTCTTCTGGTCTTAGCATAATCCCAAGACCTGTACACATTCCTGTAAGTTTCTTGTCCATTGCCTTGATTCTTTTGTAGTTGTAATATGTCATATATGGTACTCCAATTCCAATTGCTATGATCACCATAAACGCCAATACCCAAATTATGTAAAACAAAACGTCCATTTTATCTTTCTCCTTTTCTACGACTATTTCCTAAAATCAAACCACCATACTGTGTAAAAATTCTTCTGAAAATATGTATCGTCTCCATCATCAAGTTCTGTGAAATATTTTCTGCCTCGTTCCTTGACATCGTCTTCATTGAAATAACTATATGCCCATGCAGGAATTGTATAAGATTCTTTATCTTCTAAGCAGAGATTCAACAAATCTTTGACCATCATCTGCAATTCTTCTTCATCATATCCCTGTGTCATTACGTCAAAATATGGGATATATGCCATATATGGAACTGAGTCATTCTCATCTTTTAGAACTACGACAGGAAATGTTAGATTATAATTCATATCAGCCTTACTCCCTTGAACTGTAAATATTATTTTTTCTTCATCGGTTGTATCGTCAGTAAGCGCAAATAGCGAAACATCTCTAAGTGCGTATCTAATATCATTTACCCTCTTCCTTCTTATGTTTTTTCTTCTTATATGGCGTACAATCACGAACATTAACCCATGACCATCTAAATGCTTCATCAAGATAAATCAAAAAGGCTGTATAAGTGTCTCCACAACTGCTAGAATCACATTTGTCTGTGCAAACTCCATACACTTTATATGGTTTTGCATGATATAAAACTTTCATAATCATTCTCCTCCAAAATAAATCCACCACTTAGTAACATTGCAATCAATTTCTTTTTCTTTTAATTTTGCAATCTTGCGATAATTGCTTTGGTATGTATCCATCTGTTCTTTAACAAGTTCATTACTTCTTAATTCAGGATATGTTGTGAGCAATGCCATTCCATCACCAGCTTTAAATTCTTTGTATGTATCCTTTTCATGATTCATGTAACTCTTAACAGTCACATCAATCTTTCTCTCAAGTTTCCGATTTTGTGTTTCATACATTTTAATTTTCTGATTGACGCCTTGATTTTCATACAAGTTACTCAGTAGCAAACATAAAACTACGATGACAGCAAAGTTAATCGGAATTAACACAACATCAAAATCACCAGAGAAGCAACCTTTGTAGATTATTAAAGCAATTATGGCGATTATAAGTATCAATATCACCATTATTCATCCACCTCACAATCAACATCAAATAGATATTTTATGATGCGTTTTGCTCCAACCTTGTTGGCGGCATCCTCAGCGATTTCTTTAGAAGAAAAATATACCTCATTTAGGCGTCTAAGTTGTACGGCAGGGATTTTTGCCAAATCATCCTCAGTCACATCATATCCAATATAATAATGAAAATTCGCTCCATCCCATTCTTCTTGATCAGGATCATTATGTTCATCAGCATATATTTGCAATTCAACCCTAACCTTCTGCTTTTCAATAGCAAACTCTGTATCCTTTTCAGTCTTAAATACATTACCTAAAGCTAATCTTCTCAAATCTGATGCTCTACCTTGCCATTTTGCAATACCGATCTGTCCATCATTAGTGATGTAATAATACTCATCTCCGTTCTTTAACCCACATGGATTTGTTTCTTCTTTCTGTTCTGATCTCTCGCAAAACTGCTCAAATAATGATTTAAATAAATTCTGCTGTGCTTCAGATAATTTTGAAATATCAATTGTCTTTGCTATACCCATTTTCTTTCACCTCACTTTATGCTCCAAAGATGTATTTAATGATTCTGTCTCTTCCGATTGCTTCAATTGCATCAACTAAAACATCTTTTGATGTAAACATAACTGTACCCTGTATTTTTGTTGTAGCCCATGTATCGCAAAGAAGTCTTTTTCCGTCTTCTTCACATCGAATACAATAACAACGATTGGCAAATTCTGTGCCATTGTGTTCCTTTGCATACCGCTCAAGTTCAACTTCTACTTTTCTTTTCTTTCTTGCAAATACTGCTTCTTCTTGTGTTTTAAATACGTTGCCTAATACCCATCTACCGTTATCGACAATGCTATTAAACCATATTGCACTATAAATAGATCCGCTACCATCAATGTAATGATATCTTTCACCGTATTTTGGTTTCCAAACTTTAGACCCTGAATTAGTTTTTTCTTTTGGTTTCGCTCTTTCACAACATTTATCAAATAAATGCGTTTATTAGATCCTGTTCTGCCTCTGGCAGCACTGAAATATCAATTGTTTTTGTTGTACTCATTTATTTCCCCTCACTTTTAAACTCTTCAATCTCTCTCCACGCCAAAACACTTTCGTCGTTATAGTATAAAATGTTACTGTTACGCCTTCTCCATCCATGAGAATCGTGCCATGACCTATGAGTGCATTCACCTTTTATAAAAACCCAAACGTACTTAATATCTTCTGGCAGATCATCAGGATTCTTTCTTAAGTCATGCCATCTATACTTTTCTTTATATTCTTTTAACTCTTTCAATTCTCCCAGCCACTTCGCAAGTTGCTCATGATTTAAGGCACAGTCAATCAATCCATCAAGTTCTTCATCGTCTGGATTCGCATGACACAACATGGCTTCTGTGTATTTCTTTGTTGCCATATCATTTGCGCATTTGATAGTTTCTTCTAAATTCATTTGTTTCTCTCCTCTCTAATCAATATCTGCGATACTCTCTACAAAACAATTATAATAAATATATCTCTTACCTTTGTAGTCAAACTTGACATATCCACCATCATTTGTATCAATATCAATTTTTCCTTTATATTCAGCAATCTTCTTACCGTCTGCCGTGTATACTGTAATGACTCTATTCATACCACCATTCCAATTGCTTTTCATATCAACAACTCCTCTTTTGAATCCTGCGGTACATCCTGTCATTGATCCTAAGCAAATCGTTGTTCCTAGAACCGTTGCCAAAATTTTCTTTCTCATTTATTTCTCTCCTTCTTCCTTATAGTAATATCCATACAAGCAACAATCTCCAGAATCCCATGTGTCGTAATAACAACCGTCTGAAATTGCAACTACATGATTCGCAACATTTACCAAGTAATTGCCTTGTTTATGATCTTTTGCAAAACTTTCAACTGTTGGTCGTTTAGATCCTTTTCGGTTGCTAATACCTTGATAAGCAAACCCATTATCGAATAAATATTCTTCGTAACATTTTCGCTCTGATGGCATACACTGCATATCCCTTGCGTATGGTAACAAATCATCAAATGTTGTTAACCATTCTTTATCAAGCACTTTTGTTAATGCTCTGATCACGCAATCTGAATGATTGTCTTTTGTATCTTTATCGTTTGGTTGATAATATCTGTAAATTTTATTTGACATTTTCTCACTCCTTCATATTTCATTTTCTTGAAGTTTACCTTTCATTTGTTGAATATAATATACCACTTCTTGCACATAGTGTCAATACAAAATCTTCAACTTCTTGAATATTTTATTTTACATCCTGTATATAATATGTTACAATATAGATGTGGAGGTATATCATATGATAAGTTATAAACCGCTTTTCGTAACTTTAGCGAAAAAGGGTATGACAAAATCTGATTTACGAACCGCTTTAAATATGGGGTCTGGTACAATTGCCAAGATGGCAAAGAATCAGTATATCAGTCTCGAAAACATTGACAAAATTTGCTTATATCTTGATTGCAAAGTTGAAGATGTTATCGAGGTCATACCAAACGATTAACCAAAAAGACTTTAACCATTTAGGTTGAGGTCTTTTTTAGTGGAAACAACAGGAATCGAACCTGTGTCGGCAATTTATATGTGATGAAAATTAAATGTAAATAAATAAAAATACTTATATGGAGGTAGAAAAATGAATGTTTATGTATTGCCTGCTCTACCAACTGAGCTATGTTTCCATGACTGGCACTTTATACAACTATATATAGTGGTTCAATAATTGGATAATCACTATATATTGTGTTTTATAGAGTCATAAAATGCCAGTTTTAATACAAATGCTATCTGCTAATATGTAATTTTTTAAATTATTTCATCAAATCCTGAATATTGATCATAGACTTGTTATCACCAGATACTTTTGGAACTTCACCATTCCATTTTTCAATCCACTGCTGAATCAAGATCTTGTTTGTCAGCTGTTTCTCTAAGATTTTATTTGCATCAGCCTCTGCTTTAGCATTAACTACCTTAGTTTCAGCATCTTTCTTTGCTTTAAGACGATTCTGTTCTGCTGTTTCTACACGTTTCTTGGCAACTGCTTCGTCAGCGATCGCTTTCTCAATTTCGTCTCCTGCGTTCATATCTTTAATAGTCAGCTGCACAAGCTCGACACCTTCATCTTTAAGCATGTTCTGTAAGTCTTTTGTAGCTAAAGAATAAATCTCATTTTTCTTAGCCCCAAGAGTATCAATCACATTGTACTGAGTAACTACTGTTTCAATACTCTTCTGGGCATAGTTGCTAATAATATTCTGCTTTAAGTTGTCAAGTGTTGTGTATCTCTTGTATACCTTAAAGGCATCTTTCTGATTAACACGAAACTTAACATTCACTTCAGCTTTTACAAACTGTGCATCTTTGGTCTGAACATTTACATTCTTAATTGATCTCTCTTCTACAGTAGTTGGAATGTAATAAATTTTGTCAATCGGACTTTTGAATGTAATCCCTTCATTTAATGTTTTACTGCTAGTTCCACCAAATGCTGACCAACGGATTCCTACATTATTAGACGGCACATATACGATACATAATGTAAGTACCCATAATACAAATGGGATTAAAGCATATAACATTTTTTTGGATGGCTTAAATTTTTCTTCCTGAAAATCATAGCATCCAACTCCAATCAGTACGGCAGTACCAATCAGTAATAATCCTCTAAATAAAAACATCAACATCTATAAAATTCCTCTACTTTCTTTGTTTTTGAGTTTAACAGATAGATTGTATTTATTTACCACAACACCATATACAGGTGTTATAATCTAGTTACTAAATACATCCGCCACAAGAATTAGTGCGAAAATCCTCTTCGTTGATTGCCTTGAAAATCTGACGCTGAATATCAATGTCTGTTGTAATTTCATCTAACCAATACTTATTAGACTCAATCCATTCATCTTGTTTCAGTCCGTCATAATATAACTCCCATTCTTCAACCCAACCTTTGAAATACCATCTCTCATATTTCTTATATGTATTCATAGGTTCTGTGCGTAAGTCTTCTGGAATCTTATCGGTAACATCTTTGCCATCAACATAAAGCTTCCATTCCCCAATACAGAGTGCAAAACCACGACCTGTCCATTTTGCTTTAACTTCCATATTTAATCATCCTCTTCAATTTAATTTCCTAATGCAATTAATGAATTTCCACATGTAATTCTGTCTGTGTCTTCTTCTTTCGACGGAACAAATACAATTACATCCCAACCGTCTTTTACAAGTGGTTGTTCAAATTTTTCATATACGTCAAAATCTGTTACGATCTCATATCCTTCGTTAACTGCTTCAACTGTTTCATGGATAGGAGTAATCTTGACAATGCATTTTTCCTTATCGAAATACTTGTTCATCAAATCTACGTCTAAATTACTTTTGGATGTAACAGCAAAATTCAATGTATACTTACGTTTCTTTGGCATTGGCAACCAATCAATAATGCCTCCGATCTCTGTTAAAGATAATGAACATCCTCGAAACATTTCATTTCTTTGTTCTTCATTAAGAGTATTGATAGAGAACTGAAGACCAAAGCCATCTTCTCCACCATATTCGAATCCAGTTTTAACCCATTTATGTAAAAATTCTTTTAAATTATTATTTGCCTTTGGCATCATTGTAGAAATTACTGGATGATATGTGTTGAAATGTATATCACTGTCTGGATCTGCTAACATATGTGCAATCTGTTTAGCCGAAGCAATTACATTTTGATTAAATGTAGGCTCTCCCATTCTTGCATAATGTACATTTAATCGTTCTCCATGTCTGATTCCTGATAAAGCAATTCCAGAAGTGATCTCCATCATTAACTCTGGCAACGATGCGTTTCCTTTAAATCCAAGTTTAGGGCAATCACAGAAATTGCAATGCATCGGGCAACCTTTCTGTGACGAAACAGTCACAACTAATTTTTCTCTAATATCAACTGGTTTATGTTCAACTTTTTCAATTCGTTTATCATACCCAAGAAAATCTGCCTTAATGTTGTTTTCCTTGCCATAATCACCAACAAATAAGTATTCCAATGTTAAATCTGTATCGGAGATAATTTCTCCTGTATGTGTGTCTGTAATCTGTCTCATTTTCTCTCCTTCCTTTAAATTACTGTTTTATTAATCAAATAATCCATACCCAAAGTGCTGTCTCAGTTCATCATTCCAACTATTAATCGATTCAACTTTTGGCTCTTGGACAAGCTTATATCGAAAATCTTCAGGCATAGACAGTGCGATAAAATTCATAATAAGTTTTGCACAATCTTTCCTTTCTTCAATATAATACACGCCATCTTCTTTATAGAAATCAACCTCTTTAAAACACCCAGAATTATTTAAAATTTCAAATGCTGTTTCGCTCATTTCTGATTCTTGATACTCTGTCCAAATCAGTCTCTCACTTCTATAACCAAGACCTAGACCCGTATAATCTTCATTGTAATTAAAAGCTACTCCTAGCTTTTTACAACTGTCTTTATACGCTTGTCGAATTTTATGAATATCATAGTTACAATCAAATAAAAAACTTTCTGATATTTTATGCCCATCTTCCGACCAGTCGCCTAATTCTAATTTATAAATCATTCCAGTCTCCTTTCTTTAAGCACCCACCCGTCAAATTTGACGGGAAGGTGTATTATCTTAATCTTCTAACGAATCAATCATTGCACGTAATTCTGCTTCTGACATCTTCTCAATAGCCTCATCCTGTTTCTTGGAAAGAGCATCAATATATTTTCTCTGTGTCAGTTTCTTATTAATACGTTCCTTTTCAGCAAGTCTCTCATTACGTTTTGTTGTAAAGATATACTTCACAATACCAATCGCAGCCGTTAATTTTGGATCAACATTTGCATCATCCAACAGACTTTCTTCTGAAGATTTAACTTCCTGATCTTTCAGATTTTTATAAACCACGTCTAAATCTTTATCAGATAAATCCCATAAATCTTCTACGGATAATTCTCCCTTTGTTGATGGGAATCTCAATTTGCTTCTTGTTGCCATTTCGAATAACTTTTCTGTTGTCATAATTTAATCTCCTTTTTATGTTAAAATTTAATTTTAAGAACTCTTTCTGTTGCACCCTTGACTTTAACAATCACATCATCTCGCTTTGTAGAGCTGAAGCCAATTCCTGATAACTGGTTTGGATCATCTGCGACATGCATTTTGTTTCCTAAAGCCTCGAATACTCTCTTGTGCTGTACTAATTCCTGCTTCAAAAACTCATTGAAGAATCCATTTGGAGTATCTTCATTTACACATCCGTTTAACATAAACAGATAATGTTTATGTCCAATACCTGTCTGCTCGTCCCAATAGTTAGGTGAATAACACATTACTGTTACTGGCACAAACTGATTTGTATTGATTCCCCAGATTTCTCTTGAAGATGTTGTTGATGGAAGTTTCTCTTTGATTGTGAATACTCCATCTTTTAATGTAACTGTAGCCACTGGAACATCTTCGTTCTGACGTAAAGGCTTATCATATTCAAATTCATAAATCTGTCCATCAAATTCAATCTCTGCTGTAAATCCAGAAACTCCATTTCTATGAGCAAAATTTCTTACGAAAAATTCATATTCTCCGTCAACCATTTTGGATTTATCTGCCCATGTAATATTTTCTACGGCAGGCTCTCCTCTATGTGGATGAGTTACATCAACATCAAGGCTTCCACCAGTTGCATAATCATGCATTGAAGCATAATAGATATGATGACGTGGAGTTCTGCAATGTGCATCAAAATCATCCTGATTCCAATCTGTATTTGCATTCCACTGAATTGAGAATCTTAAAACTCCATCAACTGCACCACCTGCGTTCTTAACTCTTTCTTTCATTTCACTGTCTGTCATATTTCCTGAATATGCCCAGCTGAAAGGATTACTCCACTTCATCATGTTCTTAGCATCTTTATTTACAGGTGCGATCAGTGAAACCATATTCTTCTTGTGACGATTTTCAAACAGAACTTCTAATTCTTTTGCCGTTGGAAGTACATCTGATACGAATTTCTCTGCACTGATTTCTTCGACTTTAGAGAACTTCTTAGGATTTACAGCAACTTCCTTACTCATCTCATCGAAAATATCTAAACCGCCCTGAATACGTGGTGCTGCATCACGATTACAAAACAGGATATTGTTGACTGTAATATCATCAAGTTTCGCAAATCTACGCTGTAATGAATCCATATATCCTAAATCAGTCACAGTTTTCTTTGCATCCTCAAGCATTTTCTTTGTAAAAATTGCCTTTGGTCGTTTGTAATTCGCAGGAGCTACAACATTTTCATAAGCCTTAACCGCATTATCTAAGTCCATATCCTCACTGATATTTACAAGCAATGTACCAATACTATGGTTTCTAATACGACCAATTACATCTCCGATCGTCATGGCTTTTGCCCATGTGTATGTATCTTTCTCTTCATCGGATAAACTATTGTATTCTCGCTGATATTTTCTAAAGTCCTTTAAGATTCTTTCCCATTCCTGTCCTCTATAAAGAGTATTTGAAGCGATCAGTTCTAATACCGTATCAACAGCTTCTTCTGTGATTTCATCAAGCGATCTTTTGAACACGCTCTTTCGATCTCTAACTTTTGCTTTTGCTGTAGGAATATCGGATTTTCTTTCTAGTAATCTCTCTGGAATCGGTGTATACATATGAGTCCATTTGATAATCTGCTTATCTTCTGTATACTCATTTGTACTTTTTACTCCAACTGTATTTGTAAAATGTCTCCAAATATCTTTGATTGGCTTTGATTCTACATATGTTCGTAAAGCATCAACTACTGGCTGAAATACGACATCATCAGTGTCGATCTCCCAGATCGTATGAATCTTACCGTCAACAATTGTCACAGCTCCACCGATTGTTTTAATAAAGTTTCGACAATGACCACAGTCATATTCTCTTCGCTTGCGATACATTTTGTTAGTTCCTTCAGGGAAACTACTCAGATATACTTCCCAAAGTTCATCCTTATCAATATCGGTTTCATACAATGTAGAATTGTTTTTCTCTACATAGTCGAGCATTTTATTTAAACGCTCTGACAATTTGCTTAAAAAGTTACTCCAGCTTTCATTCATTGGTGTACACATACTTTATCTCCTTTTTATGTATTATTTAATTGCTACAAAAATTTCATCGTTCTTGTTACCATTCACATAAATTTCTTTACCCTGAAGTTCTGGAAAATATTTCTTGGCAAGTTTTTTGAATTCATTAACATACTTCATATCACAGTTTTTGTAAATCAGTTTACCAGCAACAGAACCACCTGAAAGCAAACCTATTCTTCTTAAGAACTTCGCATGAGGTAAACCTTTCTGATCATCTTTTCTATACTTATCTTTCTCCAGAATCTTTTCCAATTTACATAAGTTTTCTGTCACTTCAATACAGCTGCTTGGATATTTCACATATTTGTTTGTCCAGAAATCAACTGCATCATAAGCCCCTGCGTTGCCGCAAAGGTATTTTAATACACAGGTTTTGAAGCCATTTTCTCTGTCATACACATCATTTCCTTCTACATACGCAACAGTTTCCGCTCCAGAAGTCCATAAGATTTTAACCATTCCATGATAATGTTTTACTTTAAACACTGGTTCGCCATCTTTTTCAATCTGTTTACCGTTATTGTCTAACATTGGTTCTTTTACTGTAATTTCTTTATCAACATAAATCGGTCTCTTAATCATTTCTTTTAGATTTTTTATATTCATATCTTTCTCCTCTTCGTTTCCTGTAAGTTCACTCATGATTTCATCCAATTTTTCTGACGCAAATGTTAAAGTTGCACTCATTTCACCATTCCAATCATCAAGTGTTGGTGCGTCTGCTCGTAATCCACGTTCAGTTTCGGATCCTCCACAACATTCTTTCCACCAATTCTTTTCTGCTTCTGACGTTGCGGTAATTGGTTTTTGCTGATAGTGTGGCAGAACAGACACTCTTCTTTCTGAAAGTGGTGGTGGGGCTAATGTTCCAATTTTTATTTCGTCAGCTAAAATCGTACCTGTATGAATCTCAAGATCCTCATTCATTGTTCTTACTGATTCCTTTCTTGTTATAGTAATGCTCGCTTCTGTTGATCGTATGCACTGATTTCTATACTGTTCTTTTTTATACCATGGTGGAACAATAACCAATATCTTATCATTGATGTACACATCCATTTCGATTGATTCAGCATCATGAAGTGCAACATATCGCCAAGGATGTGTTGTTCTAATAATCTTACCTTGAGGTTTTATTGTGTAAGTAGCAACAATTCGTGAAGCATTTTTTAATTCAACAATCTCAATTTTAAATTTTGCATATACATCATCATTATCTACTTCGACAATATCTCCTACATCAAATAATTTCATCATACGTGAATTATATTTAAGTTCTTGTCCATTTTTAGTCCGTATCCAAACGCCCGTTTTATTGTCTTCCATTCTTTGTCTCCTCTCTAAGCTGATGCACTCTGTGAGGCAAAGTATTGTGCTAATTTCTTTGCCAAGTATAATTGCCCTTTGCCAGTCACATATGTTTTGGTAATCAACTTGTTTCCATTCTTAGTTTCAACTTCACTTTCTGTTAATTTGAAAATGCCCTGCTTAACATATCTTTCATATGGGGTATTATCTGACATGAGATACCCTTCTTTTCTTAACCACGCAAATAATTTGTTTCTGCCCATATGAATATCTTGATTTTCTTTCTCAAGAAGCTTTGCCATTGTTTTCATATCAACCATTGTTGGTGTGGCACTGACCGTATTAGCAAAATCAACAAGTGGCTTCTGTTTACTGATAACTTCTTCTTTCTGGGCTAATAGTTCATCCTTTTGCTCCAAAGTGTTTTGCATAATATTCAATGCTTTCGCCATGATAGTTAAATCATCATCATCTTTTTCAATTGGAATATATCCGCCCGTCTTACGAATCTGCGGAAGAACTTCTGATGTTACCCAATGCTTGAATTCTTTTGCCTTATCAAGCTTACTTCCAAAGATTAATGCATAAAGTCCTGACTCATTAATAAATGTGAGTCCTCTGTTTGGTACATTTTCTAAGGTCGTGATTTGCGACCTTAGGATTAATTGTTTGTCTTCGGCATCTACATGTCTTGCAAGAGCGTCTTTTGTATTTTTGTACTCTAAACATTCAGCAACATCTTTGCCAACAAACCACGGATTATTATCTAAGACCGCTGTGCGGATATTTCCAAATTCATCATTGCTAAATACTAATGTGTTTAATCTTTCATTTACAATATCCTTTTCTTCTGTCATTAAATACCTCCTAAGTTATAATTTTACATTTTAATTTTGCACAAATGCCTGTGCGAGTCATCATATATAATAAAGAAGAAACTCTACCCGATTATATTTTGGATCAACTCATAATACTTTGTTCTGCCGACATAAGGTTTATGCTCTGCATCTTTTAATTCTTTCTTCAAAGTACATATGTCTTTCTGATTATCCATGCAATTCTGCATCACTTCTATGCAATTCTTGTAAAGTTTTAAGATACCCAACAATCACTGCACGTTTTGCAGCATCAATCTTTTTAAACTCAATTGCATGAAGAATATCACTTCTGGCAGAATCTGCATATGATAATGCCTGCTCTAATTCAAACTTCTTTTCTCCTAATTGATCTGAGTCATATGCTAGAAGTCCTACTATAGCTCTTTCCTCAGTCTCTATATTGTCGATCAATGTATTATCACATTCCCAATCCATAAAGCAATTTCCATTACCCTTACGCATTATTTCACTAGATTCCATAGGTTTTCCAACTTTACCCAGCTCAATTTCTCTGGCATAAAATCCGTCTTTCATCCACGTATATTTATGCTTCAAGCCTAAAATGTGCTTTGCTTGCTTGGATGTAAACTGAGTAGCTTCAGACTTACGATTATCACGAACGTATTTATTTCTTGCATGATCTCTTTTTACATAGAACTCTTCATTCGTAATTATGTATTTCATACATCACTCCTATATTTAATTGTAGTTTTTTGGAAAAATTTTCATGTTGACGAACATGTTTAGAATTGTTATAATGATTTCAAGGATATTATTATCCTTTCAGATTAAACAATTCTAAATATCAAATTCGATTTTCTATCGTGCTGCCAACACGGTAGATTCAAAAAATCTTTTTTTGTTATCTATGATTTGTTTAGTTGAAATTTTTAGTTTGTGTGAAAGTAGAAGTTTTACCAAAGACTTCTGCTTTCTTTTTTATTGTCTGTATTTTTATTCCAACATTGTATCTCTCTTTGTATGTAAATTGCAGGCATTTGATTATGTCAAATATGTCGTCCTGCCTAATATGAGAGAACAAATTCTCATCTTGAATAAATTCGATCCAATGATATGAAAGATCTTTATCTTTGCCATAGATTTTCATCTTTCTATCATCTGCTCGAATCTTATATTCACTCAGAAACCACGATGACATTTCTGATGAGTGTAAATCAAGTACATCAATATGCATTTGATTTGATTGATTCGCTGCTAACATTTCTAATATTTGATTGTCCATACATATACCTTCCTTTATTCTGCCATGATTTGATGTACACGATAATTCTTATAGTCCTCATCTTTATATAAATAACCAATAGTTTTACCAATTACAGTTTGACGATCACTAAATTGTTTCTTTTTTAATCTATATGATATATAATAATTATAATAAAATTTAATTGCAATTTCACTAAATTGACGTGCGATTACAGATCGTGCGATTCCTTCTTTTGATTTAATATAATACAAATCTGCAATCGCCTTGATATCCATTTTAGATTTTAAATATTGTATAAAACCAGAATTAATAACATCAATGGTTGTCAATTTTTCATAAGATAAAGTGTTACCAGTTAATTCTAATTGAGACTGCACATTAGTATATATCCTCTTTTGCTCTGCTTGATATTCTTCTATATTATTACATTTTTTTCGTGGTATTAATACAAAATCATCATATATATTCGTATCTCCCATTTTCAATTTATATTCATTCAATGTCTCGATAAAATCTTTGGAGACTGGTTTCCCAAAAATTGTTAAATCATTTTGATTAATATCTGAGAATTTTAGATTTCTTAACTCCTTTCCATTTATCCCATTATATAAACTCACAATGTGAAATCTAGTATTCAATTTGGTATCGGCTGATGCATTGCACGACATCAGATTCGAAATAAACGCATTTATTTTATCTGGTGTAACATAATTAACATTAACTCTATTTGAAAAATATATATCAACTGCTAATTGCAAGTTTATAAATTTATCATTAACAAATGGATTATATTTAATGTAATTTTGTTCATATGCATAAGTATATAGTTTAACGAGCTGGTCATATCTTTTTTTAATAGAATTCATACTTTTGGTTTTTTTACCTCTAGTATCTGATAATATAGCCTCTTGGATTGTACCTGGTGCATACGTTAACCCAGATTCATTGTCGTCCGCAATATCAGAATCTAATAACCAATTCCATGTTGGGCGACGTGATTCTGATACGTGAGAATCTATATAATTTTGTATCAATTCTTTATTATTCATAATATTCTCCATTTCTAGGATGCCATTGCATTCATGTACGATAACATGCCGTTTTGTATTAAAATGCCATGTCCTATTTTTAACATTAAAGATAGATCAGATATTCTTCCCCAATACTCTAAAAGATTATTCTTTGGAATTGTTCTTCCTTGCTCTAAATACACCTGTGATACCATTTTTAATCCATTGCTGTTATTTGGATAAATGGTCACATGTGTCGGTATCCAGTTCCTTAATTTTTTTGTAATTGGATACACGTTAATCTCTGTGCTCGTATTGTTACAAATATTATTAGAATAGACAATAACTGGTCTTTTCCCATGCAAGATATGGCTACCTTCGATTTTCGGCAAATCTGCAAAATATATTCCCCAAACTTGAGGATTTTGATATTTACCATATACATATTCTTTTCTTTTTCTGTTATCGTTTCCTTTTCTTTCTTTGTTAGTATATCCGTTCATTTTTACGTCCCTCAACTTTCCCCAGTTGCATTTTTTGTTTTCATGAATTAAATATACCATACTTTTTGCACCCTGTCAATAGGTGCAAGAAAGAAAGTTAATTTTTATTGTGAACAAAGAATCTCTACATTTCTTATTATAATGCTACCATAGAACAAAATCAAGATATTTTTCGAACAAATGTTCTCTTTTTGTTCGAACACTTTACTTTGTGCTTACTTGGAAGTGGGAAATACTGTCTAACTTTATGCGGCTTATCCAGTTTCCATTTCTTTTCTTCAAAATCATAGTCACAGAAATCAAGCACTTCGTCCACACATCCATCATTATATTGGTAATCCACGATAACAGGATATGTTTTATATCTCATATAACGTGATGCATTATCTGGTTTTAGCGGTGGAATCTCTGCTGAAATCCACATAAGATTCTGGTTTACTTTCTTTTCTTCCTTATTTTGTCTAATCGTATTTATCTTCATACAAAATTCTCCTTACAAAATTCTAATAATCTGCTCATAAATTGCAATCGCATTATCTTCTGGAAAGTTCTGGTTTACATGCATATGTCCAAAGAACCACTTTTTATATTTAACAGATTCTTTAATCTCTTGCAAATAATCCGTCAATATATCTGTTTTATACACTCCTGATCCTTGATCCATTTGACGTAATGCAGATGTGTATGGACTATGTGTAATTATATAATCCACTTGCGATCCATTCTGCTTCAGATTCATCATACCTTCTGTCATTTCTTCTTCTGAAGGCAACTCCTCTTTCCACCATGACGTATGATTGATCCTAAACATTTTGTCATAACCTCTGTACCACTTACTAATTCTTGGATCGTCTGGCTCTAAAATCCCATCCTGAACATCGTGAGAACTAGCTCCACCAAATGTGAAGAATCTCTTTCCCTGGATATCAAATACCTGTCCTCGCATGAGATGAAAAACAGAGCTACAAATCTTATGAATCTTTCCTCCACACCATTTCTCTACAGGATATTCGTACAGCCTATCATAATTCTCATGGTTCCCACATACAAACAAAGTAGTAAATGGTTTGTTGTCCAACCATTTCAGATTATGTCGTTCTTCTTTTGTGTCATGCCACAATCCAAAATCTCCACAAATGATTACATAATCATCCTTAGTCAGCCCTACGCCTTCAGGAAAAGAACGACTGTTTAATCGAGTCATCCAATCACCATGCGTATCTCCTGTTACAAATATCATAAAATAACTCCTTCCAGCAACTCTTTTAGTGCCTGCATATTGTCCTCATGTACTCTATCATCTTGATCTGCATCATCCTTGCCAGTCTCATAAGCACACTTGATAATCTCCATAACTCTATCATAACTCACATTAATAACATTTTCCTTTAATCCGTTAAATGCTCCGCTGATAATATCCTTATACGTCTGAGCAATATCATCGAACAATACATGTGTTTCCTCTTCTGTAATTGTAGCATATAAAAACGTCATTGCAGGACTACTATGATTCAGTAATCTCATAAGTGTATACAATACATTCTGATCATCCTTATGATCAACAAGTGTCCAGTATACAAAGTTTTTTCGCAATGTATGTGTACCAATGTTATCCTCAATTCCAACTGCCTTAGCACCTTTTTTAACAAAATCCAAAGCATTTGCTTCAGTCATGTGTCCTGATCCAGACTTACATGTTCCGAAAACATAATCATCCATTGGCACTTTGCCATCAATCTTGACATCATATTTAGTTCCTGCAACAGCTTCAAAGAAAATATCCACTGCTTCAGTTACCAAATCGTTAAAGTATACAGTTCTGAATTTCTTTGTTTTCTTTTCCTGCTTACGAGTCTTATCGTCTAATAAATCGCCCCATTTGAGTCTGACGATATCAGAGATACGATATGCTGTATTGTTTCCAACTGCAACTAAAAGATTGTTTCTGGCAGCTACATATCGTTTGTACTCTGTGTACGATTTATCAATCTGGTTTCTAAAATATGCATTAAAGGCTGCAAATTGTTTTCTGTCCTTGATCGGATACACTAAAGATGATACGCCTTTTTGTTTATTAGATCGAGTCCATTTAGGATTTCCGTCCTTGCGTCTTTTAATCTTTGTTTCAGATTCTTCTGCGTTATTATTATTTACTGTTTCAATAACTTCAAACTGTGTTGCTGCCATGATAATCTCACCTCTCTTAGTTATCCTTACACTCTCTTAATTACTTTTTCTATTTCCTGTGCCAGCAGAAAATCATTTATTGCATTTTCATCATCAGTAATCAATGTATATTTCCATACTGGGGAACCATGATATGATATATCTTCAACCTTAAATAATCCTCTTTTACCAGTGTTATTTTCTCTATGATCTGGCTCCAATAACTCTGTATGAATTCCCCAACTATCATATAGATGTCCATCGTATAGTATTTGAGCCGCAGCTATTAATATATTATATTTACTCACATCAACCTCTGTATTCACTGTTCCGTATAATTTCATTGTTCCAATCTCCTCTCTTAGTTATTGCACTGTTCACGTACTTCTGGTCGAATTTCTACCTCGATTAATTCCATAATTCTCACTCCTATTCTCTAAATTTAGACAAAACAAAAAGAAGCCCCTAAGCTTCTCAAAATTGCCATTATTCAGTTTGCAAATCATCATCCGTCATACAGGTTCATCCTGTCATCTGCTTCTCAAAAAGCTGTCTTTCCAACGCACCGAAATCATAGTCACGATCACACTCCAAACGTGCAAGGTTCGCTACCTTGGACTTTTGTTTAGCGTTCTTCTTAGCTTGATTACGTTCCCAGTTTCGTACTGCTGCCTTCCAGTCTTGCATTTTGCTATTGCCAATCATCCAATCTTTGGCTGTGTAATAATCCACAAACTCTTCTGGATCAATTCCATTGTGTCTCTGTTGGCAATATCTGGAGACTTGCTCGCAATCAGGCGGTGTGAATCGCTTTATATTATTATTATTATATTTATTATTATTCTTTACTTTCTTTTTATGTGTCGCTTCTGCGTCGTTTTGGTGTCGTTTCTGTGTAGTTTTTTCATCTACAAAACCTTGATAAACACTGTAATTTACTATGGTTATGACTGTCTTTTTAGTGTCGCTTTTTACATGTATGATACTGTCGTTTTCCAGTGTCTTTAAAAATTTGATAACCTTTGAATTACTCCATCCCCATCGATTGCACAATCTTCTGATCGAAGTAACTACCGATCCTCGCTCAACTGTTTCTAAATTTCCATCAATGTATTTCGATTGATCATTATATCCTGCGAGAATCAATAAGTCAATCATTGCTTGTCCTCTGGCAAATGGTTTATCTTCCCACAACCAGTGATCTGTAATTTTCCGATGGAGTTTAATCCATCCTGTATTACTCATGGCATCACTCCCATCTATATTTTGAGATAAAATTCTCCTTTCACTGTTTTAAATGCTTACCTGTTAATTCATCGATTGCATAATGTGTCATAAATTCATCATAACTCATTATACGTTTTCCACAGTCACAGCATGTCATACATTTATTATATGTACAGTATTCAATAATTTCTTCATCTTGAAAATGTCCATCAAAACTATATATATCGGTTCCAGTAGCTTTAAACCTAACAGCCATTCCACGATCACTTCCACAGTGCGGACATTTTGTTATTGGTTTTCTCATTTAGCACCTCCTTCTAATTCTATCTCTTTAATTTCATTCTGTTTAATCCAACGATCAGAAATTTCCGCTAACATATTAATATACGAGATAGGGAAATTTCCATTATAAATTTCTTTTCGTTCCTTATAAAATTTCAACAACTTATCATCGCTCCAGCTTTTGAACTGATTACTCACGATATTTTCTTTCTTCATATTTTCATGTTCTCGAATCCATCGCTTGCCGATTTCTTCCAAGACTATATATTGTTCTAAAAAAGTTCTATCGTCTCTTATTCCATGTGATCTTACCTGAATGTCTAACTTTCCCTGCTCCAACAGTTCTTCGTCCGTATATTCAAACATGCACTTGTGGTCATTTAAATCCACCATCTATACCGCCTCCCATCAAAGTTTCATTTTATTCTTTGCAGGCTGCAATGCAAGATGGATAACTGTAATCAAACAATTTTCTGGCGGGCATTGCCTTAATAATCGTATTAACAATTTGGATTTTCCAATACCTTTTAATGTTAATATTTCCATTCACATCACCTCAATTTCTAAATTCTAATACCATGCTCTGCCTCATATCTACACCAGCAATCAATATATCCATCTTCATCATTAACATCTAAATACTGTTCGTATTTATCCATGAGTGGGTACATTTCATCGTAACAAACATCTTCATTGATAAAGCTCCAAATGTCCATATAAATTGTATTATAAAAATCTTCTGGGACATAATCATATACATCTTCACAGATGATTTCTACCTTATCGTTCAATGGCAACTGACTTGCTACCAAATCAATAACTTCCTGATTCTTTTCCACTACAGTAATTTTATCTATCATTGGATCATCTTGAATCGCAAGTAAAATCAAACCAATTCCAAGTCCACCAATAAGAACTTTTCCGTGGGCATTTGTTACAAAATCTTCATTAGTCCTTTTTTCCATTGGTGTATTAGACATTAAGACGCTGCCACGATGTTCTAATCTTACATAATCTCCTGGTGTAATTCCATGACACATGGCATACCCATCATGATTGCTTATTATAAAATGAGATAATTTAAAATCTCCAATCTGCCTATCTTTTAGAATTTTGCTCATATCTTTATACATATATCTATCTTCCATTTTATCATTCCTTCTGATCAAATATTTGTTTCATTTCAATATCCCATATTGGTTTCTTTTGTAATCTTTGTTGCCACAGAATCTAATATCTCATATTTTTCAATAATATTAGATACTTCTTCTTTTGTTAGGAGTCTCCATTCATCAGTTCCATTCTTTTTAAACTCTAGTGTATGAGAGCCACGATCTACCCATACAGGAATACCAAATGTAATTCCCACGTATTTATCCATTAAAGCTAAACATTTATCAACTAATTTCCTATATTCTTTAGCTTCTTCTTTTCTCTTTTCTAATTTATCCATCCGAGACAGCTCCTTTTCTGTTTTGTTTCATAATTATATCACACCTTCCTACTCTTCTGAAATAATTTCCACCGCTGCTTCGTAAAATCTGTTGTACAAAGTTGCATTTGTTTTAATAAGCTGAGATTTAGACAATCCATGAGCATATTCATCCCAGTTGACACCATTCTCTGTCATCTTAGTGTAGATTTTCCGATACACAGACGTTCCACCTTTAGACCTATTTCCAATATGATTAGCATAATTGGTAATCTTGATCTTCATTTCTTCCCAATCAGGCTGTGCATTTTCTTTGCGGAACTGTCGCAGAAGTTTTTCCAATGAATTGACTAACAGGTCAGGATATTTGTCATAGCAAAGATCAATCGTTGGTACATTGCCTCTTTCTCCGATATTATACTTCTCTTTGTATTCTTTTCGATCCTGTTCCCACACAATCCCATATGTGTTAGTGAGATACCTGTATACTTCTTTAAGAATATCTCTCGTAGTAGTTCCTAATTCATCAGATTCTTTTAGAATATCATCAATAATAGAATAGACATTGGATTTCCATTCATTGAGTTTGTATTCTGCAATAACACTTTCAGTATCTACGACTGGAATATCTTTCGTAGGTTTGCCAATCTGCTTATACAATTCTTTCCGTTCGGCTTTCATCTCTTTCACAATGTCTGCTAATTGATTGAAACCTTTGATAGTAACATTGTATAGGCGTTCATTGTTTCTTTCCATCTGCCTCATAAGTTCTGTCTGTTCTGTAAGAAATTGCTCTACTGTCGTTACAGGAGTTCCTGTTCTTAAATTTCCATGACGATAAGCTCCAATCACATCCCATACCCAATCCATAAAGACATCAGCCTTGGGCTGTCTACTTCTTCTACAAATTTCATAAATGCCACGTTCATTATAGATATAACTAGAATAAGATTTTCCATCAGTTGTTTCCAATTTGGTAACAACTGAATCTCTATCTAGTCTTTCTTTATTAGCATCGTGAATTTTTGCAATGGCGACTCTAGGATCTTTATATTCTAATGCAAGTCCAATCTGTTGCCTGCTCATCCACAACTGATCGTCAGCACTATAAAAATCACACGTTATATCGTTAAAATTTTCCGTTTTTACTAACTGTAGGTTCATTCTTCATCTTCCTTTCTAAACTGTCTTATTTTTCTCTACACTCATTATTTTTGTATAACTGTATTCCGTAAATCAATAGAAATAAAATCAACATTTAATTCCAACTATTAGTGTGCCAATCCTAATAGAAACCTATTCTATTCCTATTAGTTCTCTATATAATCAACACCTTACCTATTAACAATTCTATGTTTAGTTAATCATTAGTTTGTGTATAATAAATTTGACAAAGAACCGACCTGCCAAATCGGTTCCTGTCAAATATTTCCGTAAAATAAAAAGAACCTTCCGTTCGGTTCTTTGCCAAAATTATTATATGGAATTAAATCAGCTGATAAATAAGCATTCCGAAAGCTACGATAACCCATAATGTCGTAATTGCTTTCATAGGCTTCATAATAGCCTCTAATATTTCTTCTGATATGCCTATATACTTCTTTAAATATACTTGATTATATTCATGGTCAATTTTTCTTAATAAAATCCACGTCAAGAAAATAATCACATATAATACAAAAGATATTCCGCAGAACTGTTCAAAGAAATGAACAACTTGTTCTAATTCCATACTTCATCATCCTCATCTTCATTATCATATAAATTTTCCACTGGTGCTGTCTGCTGAAACATATCCGTTGGAGATAAGTTTCTTGCCTCGCACATTGCACAAAAGACTTTTAATACCTTATCCCATTCATGCTCCTGAATCCACTGTAGAAATGGTTTCTTGCCACGTTTCTTAACATCAATCTGATATTTATACTGTAAGTTCTTATACAGCTCGTTCCACATAACAGAGAATTGTGTTCCTGTAACCGCAGCTAACTTCCTAATCCCAGCGTTCATCTTGTTTCGATCATCCCACGTTAAAATTTCCGCTGCTAATAGCTTATTATCATTCTGCAATTTCTGATTTTCTTCTTTGAGTTCTTTGTTTTGTGTTCTCAGATCCGTTACCATTGCAAGCTTGACATCTTCAGAGAATGATGGGAAATAGTGTTCAATAAACTGTGATTCTTTTCCAAAGTCAACTGCACCGCCTGTCTTACGGATGTTTCTAAGGTATTCTTTGATCTGCTTCTTCATCTGCTTGGCAATCGGTTTACGTGACTGCATACACACTTCATAAAGTCCATCTTCTGTGAGAAACCAAAATGGATTGATGGTCTTTCCAGTAGAATCAATCTGACCTAAATTTGACCCGCTAACATTATTAGCGGTTAAGATTTTGGTCTTATATTTTTCTTCTGAATCAATCGTCTGTAACATTTTATCCGTTCTATAACTTCCATCAGGACGTTTACTGTAATCAATCCATTCTGCAACATCTCTTGCTAAGAATAACGGATCTTCAATACTTCTATACAGATCAATTCGTCTGCCTAAAATTTCCGTTGTGTCAACAAGCTGCACACCTGCCTCTACCTGTTCTTGTTCTCTTCGTTCTTCCATCGTGATGTAGTCATTAATAAAAACATAATGTCTTACGTTCTCAGCAAGGCTTGAAGTTTCCATCAGTAGTGAAAGTCGGATTAAACATTTAAGAGTAAACACCTTAGCACCTTTATAGCCGAATGAGATATTTAATCCGTTCGGATACGTTACCATGATTCTTCCCTTCTGTTTTTCCGTTGCTGCGTCCTGACCATCAATGATCTCCTGCACCGTCTTAACTTCCATTCCATCGTCTAAAAACTCTTTGCGATACTTCGTACACAATCTCTTAACCTCGTCAACATCTCCGTCAAAGAATCGTGCTACCTGTTCCGTAGTAATATAATCTCGTCCAGGAAGCCACGGGATCGGCTTGATTGTAACCTGTTTTAAAAGTTCTGTGTTCTGCACCAACTCATCCCTCTTTGCTTTGTCCAAAATTGGATCGCAAGGGATTTCCATTTCGTTTAGATTCATAATCAATTCCACCTTTCTTATGTAAAAATTTGTATTAAAAAAGACACTCTGGAATTTTCCATAAGTGTCCTAGTTACCTATATTAATTTGTATTCACTCTAATTCTAGTTCATCAATTTCTGGTGTGTCAGAATGATTCATATCAAATGATATTTTCCATTCTATCTTCCGTTCCAAAGATCGGAAAAGAACTTATAAATCCCATACAGAATAGCAACAAATGCTATAACCATTAAAATTCCATAGCCACCACCTAAGATAGCTCCTAACATATATTCCAAAGTATCCTCTGGAACGATAAATATAATTATTAATAATAAAACCAATGGCATAATTTTACTCTCCTTTGCTAAAAAATAGGCACTATTAAAAGTGCCTATTGACAATAAATTAATCGTTTTTATATATATTATTTATTATAATTTGGTCTATCAGTAACATTCAATACTTGAATAAGTGCATCTTGTAACACTTTAGAAACATTAATTCCAGAATGTTCTGCTTCATAATTTAACCAACTAGGTAATGCAACATTTCTTCTTACAGATTTTGTATCAATTTTTCTTCGATATTCTGTTGAATCAATATCAACCAATGAAATAATAGTTTCTCCTTCATCAAAAAATGTGCTTTTCGCAATATCGATATCTGTAATATTTGTTGGTTTAGGAATTTCCACCTCTCTATCTTCCATAGAAACACAAGTTAATTCCATTGCGTCTCGTGCCATTTTAATAGCATCCGACATATCTTTTCCTTCCGTTAATACATTTAAATCTGGTGCATCAATTAAATATTTTCCGTCATCGGTTTTTGTAAATAGTACAGGATATACTGCTTTCATATTTTCACCTCTATTCTTATATATGATTGCAAACAAGATTTTCCAAGGGCAGGCTGTATTATAACAGCCCGTTCCTTCTTAGAATACCTCTAGCAAGTCGTTCATCAACTTCTCTATGTCTAGGAACTGATTCTGATATATCTCCTTTAGTGTAGATATCATGGTTACTACCATGTCTATCGAAGATAAATCCGCCTGCTTTAAGCTTCTTGATTAAATCTTTCTGCTTCATTGTATTGTCTCCTTTACTTACTTATATTATACACAATATCTACACACTGTCAATAATATTTTACACACTTTTTACACAATATTATTTTAATAAAATTGACATTTAATTTTCATCATCTATAACTTCCATACAAACTTCTCGTGCTTTATCCCAAACATTGAGCATAATAGTTGCATCATGTACTGCTGTTGTTAATTCTTTTACCTCTTCTTTCAGTCTTTTATACTGTTTGAGTGAGATTTCTTGCGTATAGCTTTCTGCCTGAACCAACTTCATATGAACAATTGCTAATGTTTTCGTCAGGCTAGATAAAGTTTGAGAAGCATCTTCATACTCTTGACATATTGCCGCCATCATTTCTGTATCATATTTTTTATCATTCATAGTTTCCATCTCCTATCTGCAAATAGCTCCACCTACATTAACGAGTTTATTTTCCATTTCCATGTTGTTATCTGCAATATTCTGTAACACATGAAATAGCAGATCATCTTCCTTAAATAATTTTCCAATTGCCTTAGATAAATTTCCAACACTTTCAGTTAACATTTCCATATCGTCTTTGTAATCATCTGCAAACGTGTCATAGTCCATTCCTAAAGACATATTAAATAAGATGTTTGCGATTCTTTTTACTTCATTGTTTCCCATAACTAATCACTCTCCTATTCTCTAATCTCATTTGCGATGTCGTTTCTTGTTCCTCTAATAGAGCATCCTTCTGTATCATGCCGCATCAGGATCTCATAAATCTGTTCCTCCTCTTCCTCTGTTAGAGAAAATCCTCCCCAGTATCCATAATCATTCTCTCCGTGGCACATAACGATTCCGATAATTTCCTGTTTTGTTTCTGTATTCATAATCTTACTCTCCTATTCTGCGATAAAACTTTTCTTTTACATAAATCCATGTGCTAACCGATAGGCTATATCTTCATCTACTGGTAACGGATTATATATATCTTTTGCATTTGGATTAGGTCTATATACATGAAGAATATTCCCATCGTTTAAAATGTATCCTGTAACAAGTCTACCATTAGATAATAACGTAATTGATTTTGCTCCTTTTGGTATTTCATCTAAGCTCCAAAATGAATTACTATCATCAATGTCAATATTGACTGAATATCTTTTCCATGTACCACACTCTTTGTTTAAGGCTTCTTTTTCTTCTTCTAAACTAATTTCTACACCACAATATTCACACCATTTTTTAAATGCTTCATCTGTAGGAAATTCCGCAAAATACCACATCCAATCTCGATGTACAATAACTTTTGATCTATGAAAAGGTCTCCAATCTGTTTTATCTCTATCTTTCCATATTGTATCTGCGTTATCTACTACCGTTACATACATTTCCTTCTTACTATACATAATTTCCACCTCTATTCTTTCTTCCAAATCTGCATTTTACTATCCGACTAATTCTAAGTATCCAGCCTTCACAAGATCCTCTTTTTGTGATAATGGCTGCGGTACATACTGCATACCCTTTTCTCGATCATAGTCGTAATACCACACACCGTATTCTTCAATCGGTTCCAGGATATGAATTGCAAGGCTAACTTCCATCACGTTTACCGCCTGAACGCAAGCGTTCTTCATATCCTCAAGGCTACATAATGTACTGTATTGTGGTTTTAATTTTTCCACAAAATCTTCAAAGTCTAATCTTTCATATTCTTCTCTACTAACTTTCATTCGTTCTTACCTCGTTTCTTTCCATTAAAAAAGGAAGATACATTTCTGCATCTTCCTAGATTACTTTGTTTTATATTAAATTTTCCGTTAGTCAATCAATTCGATATAATCTGTGTCGATTAAATCTTCTTTATCTCTAATCGGATTCGGTTCATTTAATGTTCCCATTGTATAATCATAGTCATAATACTCTGCAAAACAATCTCTTAATGTTTCCAATAAATGAATTGCTAAATTATGATCTGCATTATTAACTGCATCAATTACATAATTTTGTAAATCATCTGCGGTACAAATACAATCATGTTCCATTGCTATTTCCATTACTTCTTCAAAACTTTTTGTTTCAAAATCCTTCTTATTAATTTTTAATACCATATTTTCCACCATCCTTATTCACATTCTTTTTTTCCGATAAGCTGAATAATGCAACCAAAATCTCCAGCACGATATACTCTAATTTTGTCTGCCTTATAATCTGCCATCAATCCTACATCGTCATAGATTTTTAGCCATGCCCTGAATCCTGATGATGTTTCAAATTCCATCTCTAAGGTATAGTGATCTCCGATCTTTGCGTTCTCATCCACAATATAAGCATTATATCTTCCATCGGAGCCAAAATTTAAGATGTTCGCCTTCAACCCATCTTTTGTTGTACCTACAAAAATTAAAGCTGCAATATCACTATCCCCAATAAATTCTCTATCGTATTCTTTATATGATTTCATAATTTCCACCATCCTTAAAACGTAATATCTAATACTGGTTTTCTGTTAATGCTAGCATACACATCTCCATTGAATCTAAACTCTGCCTCAATCACTTCTTTCTCACAGTTTTTATCAATCTTTCCAGTATAGAACTTATAAGAATGAATTCCATTATCTGCCCAGTTCAATGCCTCAATACATCCATCTGTATCTATTCCAGCTATTTTCAAAAGACGTTCTGCATCTTTTGAATTCATATCTGTGAATACATCCCATCTTTCTTTTTTCATTTTTAAGATTTCTTCTTTTAATTTTTCCATACTCTTACACCTCGTTTACACCTTTCCTATACATTGTTCTATAATTTGTCTTACAAAATACGGATACTTCCAACCCATATATAGATAATACCTATATTCTTTTTCCAGTGCTTCAAGATTTTCTTTTTTGGTTTGGCTAAGATATTCTGCATCATATCCTTTTTCCATGCACCAATCATCAAAATCCATAGCATGAGATATATTGTTCTCAATATCTGTCATGATATTAGTTAAATCTGGTTCTGCGATTGTTATTTGCTGATTTCCGTTATCATCATACAAATTCAGCCATTCTTCTGTATATTTTTTCCCTTTCTCATACTGAATAAATATTTGAGTACGTCCACCACATTCAAAACCATTCGTGACACAAAGATTTCCAGTTTCAAGATCTTGTCCATAATACCAACGACCTTTCTTTAATGGCATTGTGTATCCACGATAAGTCAATTTCGTAAAATTCTTATCCATATCTGGAACTCTTCTAAACTCTAGAATCATATTTTTCACTATTCCTTTCTTTGGCGACTGATCTTAAGATCAGATTTTAAGTTAACTGTTCTCGTTTATTATACACGATAATTTCCATCGTGAAAAGTAGCGAGGGCGGAATTAAACCGCCCGATAAAAGCACTCTTTTATCTACCATACGCCACCGTTTTTCCGTTCCAATACGTCACTACCATCAATCAGTAGTACAGTCATTCCGTTCATTTTAACGTAACTATTAGCTTCAATAGTCGAGTCTTTCCGTTATGGTGTAGTCTGCTTCATTACAGACAGTAAAAGCCTTTAATTGGCTATGTAATAAACTATGTACGGCATACAGAGAAGTTGAATAGATTAGCTGGATCTTCTTTTAAAATTTCCGTCATGCCGTTAATTGCTTCTTCTTGCGTTCTGTATTTCCGAAAAATTCCGAACGTGTTCTTGAATAATAAGAAGTATTTGTAACCATGTAAGCTATCATCAATTCCAGCGTTCGGAGGATTTTCCGTAAAGTATAACGTGTGATACTTGCGTTCTACGTGACACGCTAATGATTCCATAGTTGTTCTGCGACTCATTCTTTCCACCTACTTTCTAATCTTCTTTATATTTAAAATAAACGTCTACATTGTTCTTATCATCGTGGCTCCAACTAGATCCAACGTATTTTCCACTCATACCACAATCTTCTAAATCGTACTCACAACATAAGTCCTTGTATTCATCGGGCGTATTACAAAAAATTTCTGTTCTACCATCTGTATAAGTGTTTCTTACGATCATAATTTCCACCTTCCTTCTAAAACAGTCGTATCCATATTCCTAAGAAATGCAAGAAGTTTTCTTTTGCAAAATGTCTAGCTTCACTAACTGAATCAAACGTATAGAACAAAATCTTTCCGTTACGATCTTTAAATTTAAACCTAATCATTTCTTATAATCTTTCCATCAGTTCTACCGCTAAAATGTACGCTACATACTTCCACACGTTCACGTATCCGTTCAGATCTTCTAATCGACATTGCATAGCCGTGTGGATCATTCCATCGCAGAAGCCTTTACTTTTAAGTTCTGCGATAAGATCTTTCTTTGCGATCGGTGGCAAGGCTGCTACTCTAATTTTTCCAATGTCAAAAGTGTTACGTTCTTCCTTTTCCACTGTCTGAATCACTACCATGTTTGTTCTTGTTATCTTTAAAATTTCCATTTTGTGTACCTTCCTTTTTTCTTAGTTTTCTTTATTTTTCCATTCTTTAGAACAACGAAACACAAAATAAAATGTCGTTCCGTAGTCCTCTATAGAATCTTCTGTTCTTGTTAATCCATAATTCCCAGCAACCTTGATAATATTTTTCACAACTTCTTTTCGTGTTTCAAAATAGTTTTCTAAAGTTATTGGAATATCATATCTTGCTAAGATAATTACTTGATATATATCGCTGTAAAATCCGTTAAGATCAAATTCTATCGCTTCAACTCTATTAATTTGTAAAAGATCTTTTTCCAACGATTTACATTTATCTAAAATGCCAAACTTCTTTGCAGTTCTTAATTCTCTTTCTTTCATTTTCCAACACTCCTATTCTATGCCGTTTCTAATTCTTCTTTCTCATACTCTTCACGATCCTTATAGTAAGCATCATAGAGTTCTTTATATTTTTCATAGCTATCTGTCATATACAATTCGTTGACACTAGACCATTCATTCAAGCCCTTTTCTAAGATCATGACATACTTTCTTAGCTTGATTCTGCCCCATCTCATGTTATTATTTCCAATATCAAAGAAATAGTTATCTAACATACAACCTTCAAAACTATCTTCTAAGTAATTATTTAAAGTCGTGCAAAACATTTCTACTGTATCACTATCAATAATCGTTCTATAATCTTTCATAATTTCCACACCTTCTTTCTATCTGATTTTTCCATTGTCTGCCACGGCTTCTACATCATCACAGTAGCTATTGCAAGGATTCCATATGCAATAACTTGTTACGTGTTTGCCCTTGCGTACACGCTTGTTATACGCAATGTAGTAGTTTTTTCCATATGTTCCATGCTTACCACCAGCAGAAACACTTTTAATAATTTCCACATAAATTGTATGCCGTGTGGCACGTTCACGGATCATTTTAGGCGTTAGTTTTCCAGTGCTGATATACTTTACCTTATAGGCGTTTAGATCGTAATTTCTACGTATATAATCGTTTACAAGCTGGATATTTTTATTCTTTGCTGTGATCTTTGCAATACTATCATCGAGCTTGTTTCTAGTGCCGTGAGTATTGAATTTTACAGTTACAACGGTAGTCTCTGGATAGGCATATGATTCCTTGCGTACTTTCCAGCAATAGCCATCTGCCGTATCAATTGTGCCGTCACTGTTATAAATGCCGTTTATCGTTCTGTACGTGCTTCTTTTTGTCTTTGCGTGTACAGTATTTCCAAAGATTAAAAAAGCCGTAAACATGAGTGTTACAGCTAATAGGATCTTGATTGTTTTGTTCTGTTTTGTTCTCATTGTGTGTTTACCTTCTTTCTTAATATTCAAAATTCGGAAATAGTTCGTATAAATCTTCTTCATCTATGTATTTTCCATTAATTGTGATACTAACGGCATAGGATACAAAATATTTTCCATTATCATCTTCTAAACCATCATCATCTTCTTGTTTCCAAAAAGAAAAGCAACTACCACAAATACAAATATCTTTTGCTTCTAAATTGTTAATAAAATGCTGATTGATTTCATTAAGAACGAATTGTTCAAAATTGAAATTTTCCGCTTTTGCTAATGTGGATTTTCCCGTTAACCAGTCTGCATCTTTTCCACGTAAAGGATCAATAAGTTCTCCATGTTCATTCTCTTGAAATATGTCAGCAGAAATCCCATGTAATTTAATTGTGTCAAGTTCTCTATATTTTTCAAAATTCATAATCATTTACCTTCTTTCTTATTCTGTATCTGTATCATCATCAAAAAATCCAACGCAAGCAAGCATATAGACAGCGGTAATCATTACCAACAACGCTTCTAATATAAAAGCTTGCGGGATCTTGATAAATGTAATAATAGCCATTGCAATTCCTACAATCGCAACGGCTATATCTGTTATAGTTGGTTTATGTAATTGTGTTTTTTCCATTGTTCTTCCTTCCTTCTTTCTTTACTCGTCAACTCTTTCTATCATAAAATTACCACCATGATATAAGTTGAGTCCGTGATTTCCACCAGTAATGTACATATCATCAGTGATCCCATCACGTTCTATATCTTCATCTGAAGCAAATACACCCATATTTCCATCAGATTCTAGTTGATCGATCGCAAGATCTAAGATCGCATCATAATCCGTTGTAGGTTCTTCAACTTCTACAAGTTCGCTAAAGTAACCGAAAATCACTCTATATTTTGTCATAATATCCTTCTTTCTGCCCTTTACGGGACTTTATTGCTTTATAGGTTCAACAAAATAGACAAGTCGTGTTTTGACTTGTCTATAATATTCAATCTATAAATACGCCACAAACTCTGAAAAATCAACCGTATCATATAAGTTCTTGATTTTCTCATGATATACATTATCCAGTTCTTCTTGAGTATCTACCCACGGCATACCATTAAAAACCTTCTCAGCTTCTTGCAAGATATACTGTTTTGCTAATGGCTGTAAATCACAAACAACCGTTTCTGCTTCTTTATGTGGACAAAACGGTTCAATAAGATCCATTCTTATATTGTCTTTAATATAATCATCTAAACTTGAACCGTTCTTTTTATCATCCGATTTATTAAAAAATTCTAACAGTTGTCCAACCGTTAGAATTTTAATCTCATTGTCATCATATTCATCAGCATATAAATATTGTTCCATAATTCAAACACTCCTTTTATTTAATATCGTTTAGTGTATATGGTTTATCGTTAATATAATCTTGTGATTCTAACCCTTCTTTACAATTATGGTAATAATTTAACAACATTACTATTTCATGATCGGGTATACACATTTCATTATCGTCATTACCAAACCATTTAACAAAAATCCCGTTTGGCGTTTCTTTGATTGTAAATAAACTATCGTTGTTTGTATGTATTATTTTCATGATTAATAACCTCCTAAATAATAATATTACTTTCTTTTTTAAGTAGCTTTCTAAACTCCCTAAAGCAAAGATAATCCATTAAGTTTGCCGTTTCTTCCACGTCAACAACTTCTCTTCCAGTCCAGTCTTTCATGATAATACTTGATACTCTTTCATCATCTTTGTATAGACAATAAATATCAGCACCAAAACCACGCAACCCCATGTGGAAATGTTTCCACTTTTCAAAGTTGGTGTATTTATCATAAATACCGCCGTTGATTTCATCTGTTATGATATTCCAGTAAGTAAGAAAAGGACTGTTTTCACAGTCCTTTTTATCATACTCGTGTGCTTCTAACCAATCTTTGATTGATTCCGTTAAATAGATTCTGATTTTTTTGTTGATTTCTTTGTTATATGTAATACTCATAATATACCTTCTTTCTAAATCTAATTATAGAAAATAGCATGAACTAATTCTTGTATGCCTCCATTTGTTGTATCTTTTGCACCAATTAATGGATACCATGACACATAAAAAAGATCTAGTCCATAGATTTCTTTGAAAGTTTTTTGTAATCGTTTAAACCATTTACTTTCTCGTTCTTCACTCTTATGAGTGCTTACTCGATTATAAGTATTTTCATTGTTTGTAAGCATTAAATTCCTATTAGCTAATCCACACAAACGATAATAAGAATTCATTATTTTACGTGCTTCTTTATAATCCGCTGGTGTTGGGTTGCTAGTTTTATAACTAATTAATATATCTAGTTCTTTTTCTCTTCTTTCTGCGATTGTTAGTTTTTTCATAATAATATACCTTCTTTCTTAAGTTACCCTACATAAAAGCGGGATTTTAAATAGTTACAAATAAAAAAGACACAATCTTTTTAGATCGTGCCTTTGTGGTTTACGCTATATTCCTTCACTAAAAAACCAATCAAGAAACTCACTTGTATATGGTTTTCTCGTCAAGTGAATGTCTTTTTCATTCTGTCGAATGAACGCCCAACATTCAATTTTTGTTGCAAAACCAGTTGAGTATTCGATGTCTGTTTTTTTATCGACATAGTCAATATAGTATCTCATTCTTTTCATAGTTGTTTACCTCCTAACACTACGACCAGCTTTTCAAGGCTGGATTTTTTATAAGTTCATGAATGACTATAAACAACGGTGTCTTAGACAGTGGCATAGCGTAAAGCGAGCATACTAAGCAAAGTGTTATTTATAGTCCATCATCGACCTATAAAAGAATTATGAAATCTTAACCAGTGGATCACTGGTTGAATCATTGTTAATCTTTTGGTTTTGATGTTTTATTCAAAAAAGATTTTTCAGAGTGTTTATAAAACACCCTTAAGTTATACCGTTCAATGTAATGTATAGTGTTCTGCGTTGCTTGTATCTCCCGACATTAGCCATACATACTAACTAATGGGTTATTAGCTAAATAACCTTAATGTCACTTATTGCATCGGGCGACACTCTACCCTATCATCTTTTTTACATGGGTTATGGCGTTACCATGAGTTTTTATAGAAGTATACTTTTCTTCTTTTATTCGGTTGTGTTTAACCGTTTTAAATAGGGATTTAAAAAAGTCTGAATTGACTTTTTAGAAAAGATATGGTATCCTAGAATTGTCTAGGTTCAGGGATACCGAAATCCCAAAGATGATATGGGCAGAAAGCCTTTTTTGATTAAGGCTGAACGCCTTTATCATCTTTTTTTATTTAATTTTTGTAACCAGCATCTTAACTGGTATTAAGTTAATTGAGATTTTAAAACTTAGTCGATCAATCAAGATGACTTTTGTTTTTTATCTCTCTCTTAACTTGTCTTTATTATATCATGCATTTACTTGATTTGTCAAGCTTTTATTTGATTTATTTTTTAATTTGTTTTTAAATCAAATTATGATATAATATCAATTAGATACTTGATTTATATCTTGTATCCTTTTGACAGTTATAATTATACAATACTAGTATTGTTATGTCAATACTTTTTTAAATAATTTAGGAGTAATTTTATATGTATAATATTGTAAAAAATCAAGATGATCTTATCTTGCAAATAAAGCACTATATGTTAGATAATAATTTAAAGCAAAAAGACATAGTGATCCGTACTGGACTATCTAAGCAAACTATAAGTAATCTGTTAAACGGTAGGAGTAAAAACATGACGTTAGACACTCTTTTTATGCTTTTAAATGCTTTAGATTGTAATCTATCTATATCTTTAAATAAGAAAAAAGGAGTTATGTAATTATGATTTATATAGATAACACTCAATTAATCGCAAGTATAAAAGAATTACAATTAAGAAAGAATTATACGCAAAAACAACTTGCAACGGCTATTGGTATCTCCCCAGCTAATTTATCTAATATCCTAAAAAACAAAAAGTCATTGACGTTTGATGATGTCAATAAAATATGTAATGGTTTAGGCTACAAATTGGACTATCGTTTTATAGATACAGACAATACCAGCAAAGATCAATAGCACCGTTTACTCTGCCGTATACACTCATAAAGCCTTATACAGTCGTTTAAATGCTTTAGAATGTAACTATGCAAAGATCAGTATTGTTATATAGAAGAAACACGTATATAATAGTATTATTAATATAATATATGAGTATATGTGATATAGTTTGGTATATAATGATTGTCTATGCCGTAGGTGTACTCTTATATAGTATAGTGTATATGTAATATATGTATATATTATGTCATAGGTGTATGTGGTATATAGTTATATGTTATTGTTGTATATGTACTTATATAGTTATAGTAGTTTGGATCTAGTTTAATGTGGTAGTATGAGATATACTATCGTGTTATGTTTGTATATGTATTTGTTTATGTATGATAGTTTGATCTTGTATGATTGCTATATATTAATTTGTTTAGTTTATATTTTAATTTGTGTAGTAATTACAAGCGTTGGAAGTCTGCCAAACATCGAACGCTTGTTTGCTTAGTAGTGTAGCATGGTTTTATGGTGCTGTCAAGTGGTATAGATAAAAGCTATAGCAAGGTTGGTTAATATAGAGTGACGCTATAGGTGGGTTTGTGGGCGTGGTGTGGCGTGAAGTTTTATTTTGTATTGATGGCGTGGATAGGCTATCCAACACATTATGCAAAAGTGTTGGATAATAGACAAGTGTATGATAAACAACAAGTGTTGTGTAAATAGTCGCAAAGTAGTAGTCCTATTTTGGAATACTACGACACGTCGTAAACCATATTACATTATACAGCATCTGATACACTATCATGTAGTTTTGAATACTATGTGGAAATAGTTGGAAATTATTTGTACTCCTGATCCTGATCTGTCTATAAATTATTTACAATAATTTACAAAATCTATTTGATAAAATTATAGTATTTCAAATAGATTTTTACATTTTTAACTATGTAAAAATATGGTTGCAAAAGATCTCAAACCAGCATAACGGGGGTATGTTAACATTTACATTTTTGGAAATAACTGTCATTCTGGCAGGACGTGTTCAATCACCGTGTCAACAAAAATTTTTCGACCTTGCCTACAAAATCATCACTTTCCCAAGCAATTTCCTACACTTTCCTAGATAAACACTTTCTGCTAATCGAAAACATGTCCTCGGAGGCGTCGTCGAGCAAATTGTTTATTTTACTACTCTTTTTTCAACGCTCTCAGAACCCCTTCTTTCAAAAATCGCACTTTTTCAAAAAATCCGCCCCATTTTCCCCTTTATTTTCCCCAATTCTCTCGACGACACGTTTTTGTTTTGCGCCATTTCATGCAAGTTTTACCATCAAAAGCCTAAGCAATTCCTTATATTTTTCACGCCCAAATTTCACAACTTTCGCACAATTTCCCGAAACACGATTTTTAACATTTCTCGAAACACGATTTTGACCATCAGCACCCTCACAAATACCAGTAAATCTCTACACAAATTACCTCTCAACCTTTGCACGAAATCACTCCCAGAAAAATGCATGAATTCGACAAATCATGCTCTAAACTGATTTTATCTCCACAATCAATCGCATAAAATAATCGTCACTTCCCCTTTATAACCACTACAATTTTAACCATTTTGCGTACGAAATTGGCGACACCCTATATAGAATGGTCACAACAAAGATATGCACAAAAATATATGAATTGCACAAACCACATATAAACACTAAAGAAAACAACAATTACCTCTTCTCTCTTATCCCAAGTAAACAAGCAATTTATTGCGCAGTTTAGGAGAGACAGGATAAGCGTCAGCGTTCCTTCTCGACATTGCTACCGCAGGTAATATCACTTACACGCTTCCATTTCTTAGCAGATCATGTTATACTTCCATTGAGAGATTAGGCAACCCTCGGCATCTATGCCAAAACAGACACAACAAAAGATATTAATGGGTTCAAGTTGACACCACCAGATAATGTATCGGCAAATGCATTATCAGAATTTATACTCAGGGGAAATTTTTCTGGGCATATTTTTTACACCTTACAATCTATCATTGCAATAAAGTATCTTATATGATATAATCGTGTATATGGCATTGAACAAGACATTCAATGTATTCCATGTATCAATAAAAACAATCCCTCGCAAGGCAAAACATTTTAATAAGATGGAATCCCTTGAACTATCAACCAGATTTGTGACAGATAGTGAACACAAGCAATCTATCAATCAGACACTCAGCCTTGCAAGCAGGGATTATTTTTATGCAAAAATTTATCTCTCATTCAGTCCTATAGAAAATCGCACTCTACAGATCATAAATCCATTTTACCTGTCTACATTAACAACTCTCCATGACATACCGCAAAATTCATATTTGACGAATATACTCTTCTAAACATTGAGAATCACATATAAGCAACACCTACCATCATGCAGCAGATTTTCAAATTAGACATCTATCACAACTCATCTTAGACCTAAGGCAAAAATATCTCTTCATTACACCCTTTAAAAAATGTACTCTGAGAGAGCAAATTTCAATTCTACTATCTTACCCTAACAAGTTATCGCCAAAACATATAAAATGGAAATTAGTACCCGATTTCTCATCTAAACATTGAAAATGTACACTAAGTAATTGCACACATGACCTATATCGCACACTCATACCGCATAGGGGCACACTTTACATTGAAAAGATCATTGTCTGCACCAGTATATATTGTACGTGAAAAAGTACAAGTATATTTCCTATGAAAAAACGCACCTGAGAGATCATAAATCAATTTTACACCTTTCCACTACCAACAATACCAATTTACCCATAGAATGGAAATTCATCACGAAAAGCTCTTCTAAATGTACAGAATCCAGTATAAAGGAAATTACATTCTACCCAGATAAAAATATAACTAACTTCCCTCATTGCACCCGTTGACAAGGTGCAAAAAGTATGTTAAAATACCAATATGCTTAAAAAGAAAATGAAGAAAGAAAGGATATATACCATGAAGAATACAAATGATTTTATACATAATTGCGATGAAGAGACAAAACTCTCTTTCAATTTGCCATCAGGTATCACACAAGATATGATATTCCAGATAATCAATCATGGTAATCTGTGTAGAGATTCTTTCAGAGAATATATGTTGGCAAATACCAGAAAAGAAATTACAATGAAGATTCATGATTACTGGAAAGATCATTCTGAGATATTATATCCAAGATCTTCAAGATCATATATGTGGTTATACTACAATGAGATAACCAGAAAAAGATTACAAACATTGCAGAAAGAAAACATAAAACAATTATCATATATGATCTACATGATGAAAAAACAAAGAAAGGAGAAATGAAAAGATGATCAATACAATTATCAAGACAGATGAAAGATCAAAAGAGAAAAAGATGAGCGTCAGCGATTAAAGGAAATGGTGCAACCAGTTCCTAGACTTTACGGATAACGATTTTTGTTTTTATGAATAGTGAACTATGAATAAAAATGAAAATCGTTATCCGTAAAGGTTTAATCTTTATCAATTTCCTCTCCCAATGTTTACTCTTATATTATTAGGCTGTTTTCCCCACATTTTGATGATGGAAATTGATACATTTATCTCACATTATTTGTGATGATATTTTTAAAACACTCACAGATTTTGTGAATTGTAAGAAACTGTAAATAACACCACAAAGGAGTATCAATTGAAAATTACACCACCTACAAAACGACCTTATTTTAAAAGAATTCCAAGATGTCTAATATACGATTTTATCAGGTTCAACGATTATCGAGTATTATTCTATCTGCTTTTGCAGCAACATATGATGTCAAATTCATGGGAAGATAATTGCGTGATATTCATGGATTATAGTAGGACGTTATCACATATTAATATTTGCCCAGACAGACATAAAAACGCAAACTTGGAACATTTTCGGCATTTTGTCGAAGAGTTAATCCAATCAAACGACCTTATATTGGATGAAAGCACAACGATAAAACAGCCGACTTTGTATGTAAACAAAGCATCAGACTTTTTTTATCCGCACGAACAATTTGCGATACTGTATGATTTTGAGATTAATTACATCTTAAATCAAAGCAAAGATACTTTGCCGAATGGCGTACAGCGCTGGAAACTATTGTTAGTATTAGCTTACTTAAGGTTGAATATTAACGTCAGATATGGAACCGCATATAATACAAAACAGAATCGGCAAGAATATCCCGAAACTTATCATCAGTATTTCAGAAATATTGCCGATGATTTAAATCTGCATAAAACAGCAATCTCAAAATGTATTGATGCGTTAACCGAAATGGGAATTATCGCTTATAAACATACGAAAATTTTTACGAATTATAATAAAACAATTGCAGGAAGAACCATTTTTGCAAACCAGTATAAATATGATTTACAGCAAAAAGGATATCTGGATAGTTCTTATGATTTCAAAAAAGAAATCAAAGAATGTGAAATGAAGCTACAAGGGAAAGATAGTAAAGATTTATCTATAGATACGGAAGATGATATGGAACTTCCATTTGATTAATCGCTTTGTTGGCAGCATTGTGAGTAATCAAGCAAACACAAATTAAAAATTAACTAAACAATAATATACATAACGAAAGACTAACTATTAAAAGTCAAGTCTAAAAATGAACTTTTTTGAATAAAGTACAGAAATGTATTTTAGATATATCTTGAACTCAGTTAGAGTTC